CGTCCTTGGCGTCAACGCTACCAGTCCGAACGCTGGCGCAAGCGCCGCCTCGCACATCTAAAAAGCAATCCATTGTGCTGTGAATGTTTAAGAAAAGGGATGGCTGTGCCAGCAACCATCGCTGACCACATCGTCGATTACGATAGAGATAATTGGAATCAATTCATCCTTGGCCGATTGCAATCGTTGTGCCGCACATGCCACGAGGCCAAGCACGGCCGAACCATTGGCGGCAAACGTCCTTGGATCGGCGTCGACGGTTGGCCAATTAAAACCGAAAGCTCAACCGAAAACTCAATCCACGATGCCACGCAATCGAGCACAGAAGCTCGCCTGTGCGATTTGGATCCTTGACCCTACCTGCGACCCTCCCCGCTGCGCTAGGCCCTCCCACGCTTCGCTATCGCCATTACAAAGCATGCCGAAAAGCAATCCGGGGGGGGGCATCCGAAAAAGTTGCCATGGCAACTGCTCGCGGCGCGCGTTGGACTTGAGAAATTTCGCACTGATAACTCATTGTTGGCAAAAGGATTTTTTAGTTACCTCCAGGCCTATCAGGGTCCTGGGAGGTAAAATCGCTTAAGCCTCTGATTGCTTGGAATATTCGTCTTCTAGTTACAGGCGGACCTAGGGTGTGACATTCGAGCTATGCCGCATGTGCGCATAGCGTGTCTTTGAGGTAACAGACGTGGCGCTCGAAGGGTGGCAGGTTTTCAAACTGCGGGACAGGCAGGCTGTTCTTCGCAGGTATGAGACCACGATATTTTCGTGGGATGAGCCAGGTCTCACGCGATCTGAGCGGGTCATTCGCTTCTGCGAGGAGTTGACGATCAGTTCAGGCGAGTTGGTGGGGACTAAGCTGAAGTTACGCAAGTTTCAGCGTCGATTTATCGACGAGACTTATAGGACGATTGAGGATGGGCGACGTCCTGTGCGGACGGCGGTTTTGAGTTTAGGGCGCAAGAACGGCAAGACGCAGCTCGCGGCGGCGCTTGCGCTGTGTCACTTGTGCGGGCCCGAAGCGGAGCCACGCGGCGAGATTTATTCTTGTGCGAATGATCGTGCGCAGGCCTCCAAGATTTTTCACGAGATGTGCGCGCTGGTGAAGCGGCACGAGTATCTGAACGCGCGCTGCAATGTTTTGTTCAACCGAAAAGAGATAGTCGACCTCGAAAATGAATCGATCTACATGGCGCTGAGTCGAGAGGCCAAGACAAAGATGGGCCTCAATCCATCTATGGTAATCTTCGACGAGCTGGGGCAAGCGCCTGATCGGCAGCTCTACGATGCGATGGACAGCGCGATGGGCGCGCGCAAAGAGCCGCTGATGATTGTCATCTCCACGCAGGCGGCCGATGATTTTGCGCCGCTGTCGGTTTTGATCGACTACGGCTTGCGTGTGCAGCGAGGCGAGATCAAGGACGAGACTTTTCATTTGACGTTGCACACTGCGCCGCTGACTGACGATCCGTTCAAGCGCTCGACCTGGAAGAAAGCTAACCCCGCGCTCGACGACTTCCGCAGCTTGGCTGATGTGAAGCGGCAGGCGAGCCAGGCGAAGCGCATGCCCTCGTTGGAGAACGCGTTCCGAAATCTGATCCTGAACCAGCGGGTCGCGGCGGAGGCTCGTTTCATCGAGCCGTCATCGTGGATGGCGTGTGGTGGCAAGCCGCACATTCCTGACGGTGCGCGCTGCTATGCGGCGCTCGATCTTGGCTACACGCGGGACCTGAGTGCGCTCGTTCTAATTCACCAGGACGCCGAGCAGGTCTTTCACGTCTACCCGTGGTTCTGGTTGCCTGGCGATCCTAATGCGCGCACCAACGAGGATCGCGTGCCGTATGACGTTTGGGTGCGTGATGGACTGATCACGCCCATCGGCGACGCGACTGACCCTGCTGTGATTGCGAGGAAGATCGCGGAGCTGCACGGGCGCTATCGCATCGAGGCGCTTGCGTTTGACCGCTGGCGCATCGGCGATCTGAAGCGCGAGCTGAACGAGATAAGTTGCAGCGTTGTGCTCGCGGAACACGGACAAGGCTACAAGGAGATGAGTCCTGCCGTAGATGTTTTAGAGCGCATGATTGTGCAGAAGCGAATCCGCCACGGCAATCATCCGGTGCTGAGCTGGAACGCGGGCTGCGCAGTGATCAGCAAGGACAGTGCTGGCGGGCGCAAGCTCGACAAGGCGAAGAGCAGCGGGCGGATTGACGGCGTTGTTGCGCTGGCGATGAGTTTTTCGCTGGCGTTGATCAAAGCCGAGCCGCTCGTGGATGTTAGGGCGTTGATTGGATGATTACAGCACCGGCTCTCATTCCGATGACATCGCAGCCGTCGCAGCGGCCCTCAGTGGTGAGCTTAACGCGTGCGTGCGTTGCTGCTGCTGTCGGCGCTTATGATCGCGCTTCACCTGAGAAGGTGGCGCGCAGGATGTGGAGCAACGACGCCAGCCTGCCGTGGCTGCTGCGCTCACCGACGGCACCGACGGACATGGCGGGGACACCGGCGCTGCTGCGGACGGTCATGCCGGACTTTCTTGCGGCGCTGGCCCCGCAATCGGCGGCGGCGAAATTATTCCGCGAAGGCCTGCAGCTCAACTTCGATCATGCCGGGCAAATCTCGGTGCCGACGCTGCTCGGCGATTCGGCCTATGCCTTCTTCGTCAAGGAAAGCGATTCAATTCCGATCCAGCAGGGTCACGTCGAGCCGCTGATCACGCTGGTGCCGAAGAAGCTTGCGGTGATCGTGATCTTGACGCGGGAGATGGTGCAGTCCTCCAACATCGAAGCGCTGATGCTGGATGCGCTCGTGCGCTCGGCCGCGCTTGCGCTCGACACTGCGTTGTTTGACGATGTTGCGGGCAGCGCAGCTCGACCGGCGGGCTTGCGTTATGGCGTGGCGGCATCGACGGCCAGCACCGCGCCTGATCCGGTGGCGGCGCTGATGACCGACATCGAGACCTTGCATCGCGTGGTCGCGCCGGTGAGTTCGACGCAGCCGATCTTCATCGGCAGTACGACCCGCGCGCTGTTGGCGGATCTGCGCAGCCAGCATGGCGTGCGCCCGCTGAGCTTTCTCGGCTCGCTGGCGTTGCGCGGCACGATGATCATGATTGCGGTCGCGCCCAACAATATTGCTTCGGTGCTCGGCGACACGCCGACGATCATGGCGACCAGCCGCGAGGCTGCGGTGCAGATGGACACGGCCCCGGACGGCAGCCCGCCCACGAAATCGATCTGGCAGACTGACTGTATCGGCATCATGGTCAAACTGCCGGTGGCCTGGGGCGTGCGCTCGGCCAGCGGCGTGGGCTGGATGACGACGACGAATTGGTGAGATGAGCGTTGTCAATCGCGTGTTTGACTATGCGACCGGCAAGGCCGCCGCCGAGCTAGAAGCGCTCTACAATCAGTACGGCGCGCAGGGCTGGCAATTGGTTGATGTCGACATGACGGCGCAAGCTCAACGCCGCGCCTCGCTGATACAAACCGGCAGCGTCATCGAATATCGCGTCATCGATTATGCGACCGGCCAACCGCCGGGCGTGCTGGAGGGCGATCTCAATGGCTACGGCGTCGACGGCTTCGGGCTGGTCGTCGTCGATATGCATCAGCAGCAATCACGCCGCGCCATCATGATGCGTCCCTATGGCGGCGGCGGTGGCACCGGCGGCATTCCCGAAGCGCCGCAAGACGGCACGACCTACGGCCGCAACACTGCGGCCTGGGATGCAACATTTGACGGTGGAAGCTTCTAGCGGGTGTTTTACCCCGCGCGGCGGCGGCTCGCTGATTGCCCCCCTGCCAGAAAGGGTCGCCGCCTTCTTTTTTCAGGAGCAACAACGATGACGATCACCGACTGGTCGGAACGAGTGCCACGCGAGCGCTATGGCAACGTGCAAGTGCAATCGTTTCGCAAGACCCCGCCGCTTCCCGACGACGGCAACGCCTTCATCCGGCTGGTGACGGCGAAGGCGATTGCGAGCCTGCAGCACACGCGCGCCCATCTGATCGCGCAGGAACGCTGGCCGCATGACCAGATCGTCAACCGCGCGGCGTCCGCGCCCGCCATGACCAGCGTGACCGGCTGGGCCAAGGAGTTGGTGCGCACGGTCGTGGTGCAGGCGCTGGCGGCAATGGGGCCCGTGAGCGCCGGCGCACAGGTGCTGCGCGAAAGCCTGGTGCTGGCCTGGGACGGCAACGGCGTCATCAGCGCGCCTGGCATCGTGGCCGGGGCCAGCTCCGCGAGCTTCGTTGCCGAAGGCGGCCCGATTCCGGTGCGGCAGCTCGCCTCGGCGGCGGTGCAGATGCTGCCCTACAAGCTGGCGGCGATCTCGGTGCTCTCGCGCGAGATGATCGAGAGCGGCAACGCCGAGCAGATCATCGGCGACGCGTTGGTGCGCTCGTGCGGCTACGCGCTCGACGCGGCGCTGTTCGGTACGGCCGCCGCGACTGCGGCGCAGCCCGCAGGCCTGCGCAGCGGCATTGCCGCGCTGACGGCATCCAACAATGCCGACTCTTTCGCGGCGGCGTTCGAGGACTTGGTGAACCTGATCAATGCGGTGGCGGCGGTCGGCGGCGCTGGGCCCTACTGCCTGGTGATGTCGCCCGGCCGGGCCGCGACCTTCATCGGCCGCATCTACCACGAGGCTGATGCGCCCTATCACATCTACGCATCGAGCGCCGTCGGCGGCGACATCATCGCGATTGCCCACGCCGCGCTGGTGGCGGCGCTGTCGCCCGATCTCGAAGTCGAGGCCGCGAATGCTGGCACGCTGCACATGGACACTGCGCCGGTCGCCGACCCCGGCAGCACCGGCACCCACAAGAGCTTGTTCCAAACGGAAACCATTGCCATCAAGACCAAATGGCCGATGTCTTGGAGCTTGAGAAACGCAGCGGGAATCGCTTGGTTAACGCCAGCCTGGAAATAAATGGAAAGCGCCGCTGTGAACGGCGCTTTCCCCCTGCCTTGCCCTGCCCAGCCTTGCCCAGCCCTACCGGACCGTGCCAAGCCCAGCCGCGCCACGCCCAGCCGCAAGATCGTAATCTTACGTGGAAGTGAGCGACCAGGCGAGTATCTCTAGCGTGGAGGGTCGTTTGATCTGACCAAACGACGTTGCACAAAAACACCGGCAACAAACGATGAATGAATCACGAACAGATCGGCCTCAGACCATCTTCGCGGACTTCGGCGAGCCGCCGCAGCTCGATCCGGTGATCAGGCACGAAACCACCGACTATGGTTGGCGCGGGCTGACGCTGGACGGCGAAATATTGGAGGTCCGCAGCAAGAACGGCCACAAGGCCACGCTGCCCGAGGGCAATATCATCGTCGCGCTCAACGGCAAAGCGATTGGTCAGCGCAAGCTGACCAACGATCCATCAATCGACATCGACGACTACCTTTTGCAGTTCAACCGCGTCGTCGCGCTCTACCGCGAGAACCAGATCGAGGCCGCGCTGCAGGCCGCGAATGCAGCCATAGCCATCGCGCCGACGCTGCGCGCGCGCTTCAATCGCGCGATGCTGCTGCTGGCGGCGGGGGATTGGCGCACGGGCTTCGAGCAGTACGAGAAGTGCGAGGACTTCGCGCCATTCATGAGGCCACAGGTCCGCGCTGCGCTCGATGCGGGCATGCGGCCCTGGCGCGGCGAGAACATCAACGGCAAGCGCATCCTGCTGCTGCACGCGCACGGCTTTGGCGACAGCATCATGTGCCTGCGTTACGTCCCGATGCTCGAAGCCATGGGCGCAATCGTGTCGCTCGATCTGCCGCGCGAGCTGGACGGGCTGCTCGACGACTACATGCCGTCCGGCGAGCCCGTCGATTATTTCTGTCCGCTGCTGCATCTCCTCGGCCGCTTGTACGTCTCGCCCGATGCGTGCTTGTCAGGTCCCTATCTCGACGTCGATCCCGAGCGCGTTGCCGAATGGCGCGAGCGGCTGGGCTCGAGCTCGAGCTCGCGCAAGCGCATCGGCATCGCGTGGAGCATCGGCAAGCCGAGCATCGGCGACTATCCGCGCGAGATCGACGTCGAGGAGCTGCTCGCACATCTCGATCCCGAGGCCGAGATTTACAGCGTGCAGGCGCAGTTGCCACGTCCGAGCGCTCGAACGGGACGCACCCGCACGTTCGGGTTCGAGAACTTCGGCGACTGCGCCGCACTAATGTTGTGCTTGGACGAGATCATATCGGTGGACACGGCGGCCGTGCACCTGGCGGGCGCAATCGGACATCCCAACGTCAAGCTCTTGCTCTCGCACTGGCACTCATGGCGCTGGCGCAAGAAGTGGTACGAGAATGTCACGCTGTGCAAACAGACATCGCCCGGCGATTGGGCGAGCGCGCTAGCTCAAGTGTCCCCGTGATCTCGCTCACGCATCTCAGCCATAGACTGAGAAACCAACACTGGATGCCTAAGCGATACTGGCGCTGATCGCGAGAGGCGTTCGCTTAGCCGGTCGGGCAAGTTCATCCGGGGCTTGCCTCCCGGATATCGACCTACACGGTTTTCGCCCTGAACCACGGGGACATCAAAGAGCTTAGCACGTGCTGACGGTTCCTCGCGATAGCATCGAAGTCGCGCGCATCCGGCCGTTTCACAATTTGTATCTCAACGACGTCGAAACCGGACTGCTGGTCACATTGGTGCGCAGCGTCCGGCCGAAGGTGGTGATCGAATTTGGTGTGAATGAAGGTCGCACCGCGTCGATAATCTTGAGAGAGATACCGGGAATCGAAAGATATATCGGCATCGATATCCCGCCCGGCCATGAGCCAACCCTCGCTTGTCAGCGCAGCGAAGTCCCTCGAACGGCCGGTGTCTACGCCGCTCCTGATCCACGATTCTGGCTTCTTGTCCGCGAACGCGGCTCGCTCGCCGTGGGGCCACAAGACGTCGAACCCTGCGATTGCTGCTTCATTGATGGCGATCATTCGCGGGCGGCTGTTGAACACGACAGCTTTCTATCCCGTGCGCTTATCCGTCCGGGTGGTGTCATCGTCTGGCACGATTACAACAACCCGGCGGTCCAAGTCTCGGAAGTACTCGACCGGTTAAGCAGTCAGGGTTGGCCCATCACCGCGATTGAGGATTCGTGGCTGGCTTATTTGCGGATATGACCGCCGAGGTCTGGCGCGATCTCTCGGCACCGCTGCCGAGCTTCGAGCTGCTGCTGCGCGCCTGGGACGAATCGGCTCACCCGCGCGAACCCGCAGGATCCTCGGAAGGCGGACAGTTCACGAGTGATGGCGGCGGCGGTGGAGGAGATGCTGAGCGCGAGCATCCCGGCGAGGGCTACAGCAAGGACGCCTATGTCGATGCGCACGGCGTCATCCACACCTCGAAGGTCGCTGACGCGCAGCGCGCACTGTACGAAGGCCGCAAGGTCGAGCTGACGCAGCCGAAACAAGTCTCGACGCTGATCAAGAAGCTGGGTGAGGAAGCCCAGCGCTGGCAGAAGCAAGGACAGCAAGCGCCGGTGTTCAATCTCTGCGATGTGAGCGTGGCGGGCACCAACCTGTTCTGCGCCGAGACCAAAGGCATCCCGCGCGCGCAGATGCCGCAACTGACTGATGAGCAGACCAAAGAGTTCCGCAAATACTTGGAGCGGAAGGGTTACGAAATCAAAAAGGAAAGGGAATTTGCCGCCAACCTGCGCGCGACCCAGAACGAGTTGAACGGTGCCAAGGTCGCGGCAGTGATGGCCCACCTGGAGAAAGAGCCCGACAACCAGGGTGCCAAGCGGCTGATCATTTCCAAGGACGACTACATCCTCGACGGTCACCATCACTGGGCGGGCAAGCTCGGGCTCGATGCCGCCGACGGCAACTTGACCAACGACACCAAGATCAAGATCGCTAGAGTTAACATCTCGATCACCAAGCTGCTCGAAGAAGCCGAAATCTTCACCGGCGGCAAGGGCAAGAAGCCCGCGAGCGAAACCGCGTTCGGCAAGATGCTGCTGGAGCTGTTGCGCGCGTGGGACGAGTCGCAGCATCCGCGCGAACCTGCTGGATCGCCGGAAGGTGGGCAGTTCGCCAGCGACGGCGGCGCTGGCGGCGGCGAGGCTGGCAATTATGGTTTGGTGCCGGGCGATGTTGAGAAATTCAAAGCGCTCAAGAGCGAGTGGGCAAAGATCAACAACCAATTGCTGGCGCATGTGGACAAGCCAGACGGCCCCGAGTCGCAGGCACTGGTAGATCAGTTGGAAGCTATCGTTAAGGAGATGCACGGTCTGCACGCCGATCCCGGTGGGCCCGGTGGAATTGGTTTACCGGGTGGTCCGCGCGATGTGACCATTATCGGCGCTGGCCCCGGTGGATTGGCCGCCAGCATCAATGGCGCAGCGGAAGGCCTCGATACGCTGGTCGTCGAGGCCACTGCGGTCGCTGGCGGGCAAGCCAAGTTTTCTTCTCGCATTGAGAACTTCCCTGGCTTCCCGGTTGGAGTAACCGGCGAACGGTTGACTCAGAACATGTATGAGCAAGCGCAGCGCTTGGGAGCAGAGGCCAAGCTCGGCATCCGGGTCACGGGGATGACCTATGATCCAAAGACCGGACTGAAGCATCTCACGCTGTCCAATGGTGAGCATATCGACAGTCGCACGGTCATTTTGGCCGGTGGTGTTGAATTTCGCCGCATGAGCTTCCCCGGCTCAGAGGGACCGGGCGTGATTATCGGAGATGGCAAGGCGTTGGCGAAGGCAGGCGCAGGCGGCAGGGTCTGCGTGATTGGCGGCTCGAATGGCGCAGCTCAAGCGGCACTCGGATGTGCGCAGCACTGCGATCATGTCTACCTGCTGGCGCGCTCACCCATCGTGGAGAGCATGAGCGATTATCAGGTTGAGGCGTTGCGCAACAATCCAAAGATCACGGTGATTGAAAGCGACAGCATCAAGCAACTCAATCGTGACGCGCGCGGCAATCCAGTAAGCATGGAAACCGTCGGCGGTAAAGTTTTGCAGATCAAAGCGCTGGGCGAATTCATCGGCAGCATGCCGGACACTAAGTGGGTCCCTGCGGATGTGACGGTCGCCAAGGGCGGCAGAATCCAAACCAATAAAAACCTGGAGACACCGCTTCCCGGTGTTTACGCCGTCGGTGACATGCGCGACGGCGCAATCGGTCGTGTCGGCGTTGCCGTCGGCGAGGGGCAGTTCGCGTTGCGGCAGGCGAACATGTTTTTGGAGGAGCAGCGGACGCAAGCAGAGGCAGCCAAGGCACTCGACGACAAGCCAAACAGCAAATCGACGTTGGCCTTGATCAGTCGGCTCTTCGACATGGATCGTGCCAATCCGTGGCTTGGTCAGACCATTGACGGTGTGACGCCGCTCAAAAAAAAGACTCCGAAGAAAAAAAGTTGGTACGCAAAGTTCGATCCCGACCAACCGCGCGATGAAGCTGGAAAGTGGACGGCTGGCGACGGCGGCGATGACTTGGGCTCGATGGCGCTTGGCGGTGAAGACCGCAACGTGACGGCATCGACCCGCGAGGTGGATGCGCTGCGCGATGAAATGGGGGTGAGCGATATTCCGCTCGAACAGAAGCAGGCGCTCGATATGTATACGCTGAGCAGCGACCTGTTCAACGCGCCCGCGCGACTTGGCTCCGGTCCCGTGTCAGCCGAGACCGAGAATCTTGATGAGCTGGTGAGCGCCCACAAGCTACCGCACGATGTGACGGTCTATCGAACGGTGGGCTGGCAGCGGACGCAGGATATTCTGGATCATGCGGGCTCATTCAGTGATCCGGCCTTCATGAGCACGACGCTCGACAAGTCGAAGATCGATAAGCCGGGGAGCTACATCGAAATCCAAGTACCGAAAGGCAGTCCGGCGTTTCCAGTTGGCTCGCTTTCGAATTTCCCCGAGGAAGCGGAGATATTGTTTCCGCGCAACTCCCGGCTAGAGATCGTTAGCCATGAACCGCGCGAAGCGCCCAACACGGAGCGCTTTGTTGCAAGGCTGGTTGCATGACATTCCGGGCCGAGCGCTTTCATTGGGGCGATGACGATAAATTCGACTGGCATCCCGCAGGGGACAAGGCGTGGCACGAGAAGCGCGACGTCGACTACATCCAGGACCCGACCACCGGCAGGTTCGAGGGCTCGCGGCCGGGAGCACACGAGGAGGGCATCGAGTTTGTCTCGCCCAACACCGCGACGCTCGGATTGAACCTCGCGCACCAGGCGCTCGGCAGCGAGCGGCAGGGCGCGCTCAAGCAGGCCTCGGGCGAGATCGACCGCACACTCGGGATCCAGGCCGAGGACCACGACATCATCGGGGCCTGGAAGGACGGTGCAGAGAATTCGGTAATGTCGGTCGCCAAGGGTGCGAGCTGGGACCAGCTACGCCTGGCCGGGGCCATGAAGGGCCACCTCGGCGACCAGAAGCAAGTGCTGCTGTTTCGCGGCGAAGCTGCGGGCCCGGCGGTGCTCTACAAGTTCGAGGCCCCCGGCGATATCCAAAAAATCCACGAGGGTTTGCTGGCCGACGGGCTTGCATTCCACACCCTGGTTCCCCATGAGAAGGGCGCGACCGTCTACGTCGCAGACCTCGATGGAAAGCTCCATGACGCAGTTGCCAAAGCCTCCGGGACAGCCACCGTTGAATACACGCACGGACGCGCGGAATTCATCGGCACCCAGCAAGACACCGGCAGCGACCGCGAGCAGCGCGACGACGCGCGACGAGCTTATGAGCAAATTATCCGCCAATCCCCGGTTCAAGGAAGTCAAGCAACCTGGGACCGGATTCATAATCGGTGGGGCGAAGAGCTAGCGCGGCCCCACCCGCTCACCGCCGACAGCATCATGATCGGCACGACGGCGGCCAAGCCGAACTCGATTGCCGTCCACGACGTCGCGCAGCAGCTCAACGACCGCGCTGGCAAAGTGCTGCAAGAGCGCTTCGGCAAATCCTCGCTCGAAGAGTCGACGCCCGAGACCGACAACTATCTGGCCGACGCTATCGCTGCCGATCTCAAGGCCGGACTGAACAACGGTCACAGCTCCCCGACCTGGTACTCGGACAAGATGAAAGCGGCGATGAAGATCGCCGAGCGCATGCACCCCGAGATCGCGCGCGACCCGGACAAGCACTTCGCCTACATCGCGGCGCTGGCGGTCACCAGTCAGGGCGAAGTCGTCGACAGCAACGTGCGCCTGGCCGAGGAGGCCTACAGCCATTTCAGCCGGACGGGACAATTCCCCACCGACATGAAGGTCAAGAATTCCGGCATCAACGGCAACATGGAAAAGCTCAACAAATTTGTGGCCAAGTTCGGTCTCGACGGCACGCGCACATTCTTCAACAAGGAGATGACCGTGCGCGAGCTGAAGCAGATCACCGGCTACAAGGTCGGCAGAACATCGATGGACGATGTCGTCAACGGCTCGGCCGTGCTCGGCCCGAAGATCGGTCTCGGCTTCTATCAGAACCTCAACGGCAACTTTAAGCCGCTGACGATGGACATCTGGTTCATGCGCGCCTGGGGCCGCATGACCAACACCGGCGTCGGTCAGCCTGACATGGAGCCAATCGCCGACCGGCTGCGCAACGCGCTCAAAGAGGAAGGCCGTCGAGCACCGGCTAGCATGGAAGCGCTCAACAAGATCGCCAACGAGGTCTACGACGAGCACGAGAAAAACTACGCCGAGCATCAGGCCGAATACAAATCCGGCGCGCGCAGCAAGAGCGAGCTGGTCTATGCCGCCGAGCGCTTCGTCGACAGCTACGGCGGCAAGATGGTCGAGGCTCCGCGCGGGGCCGAACAACGCGAATACATCACTCGCGTGTTCAACATGGCGCTCGGCAAGCTGGCGGCGCAGGGCATCAAGCTAGAACCAGCGGCGGCGCAGGCCACCTGGTGGAACCCGGAGAAGGTGCTGTACAAATACATGGGCGGTCGCTCCAAGGATGTGGCGACCGACTACGAGAAGTCGATGGCGAAATACGAGGCCGAGCATGCCGTCCCGCAAGCCGCCTAAGCCGCCGATCCCGTCGGCATCAGTGCCGTGGCTCGAAGACCCCGACGAGCCCGACCGCATGACCAGGGAAGAAATGGATCGGATGATCGAGGGCGTCGCCAAGGCGTTCCCCGAGCTGGTCAAAAAACCAGAACCGCCGTCGAAGTAATTCGGCTTTCAAATCCCCGCCGATGCTAGTCGCGCATCTCGCGCGCGAGGGAGGCTGCCATGCCGTTACCCAAACCACGCAAGGACGAAAAGCAAGACGCGTTCATGGCTCGCTGCATGCACGAGGCCTACGGCACAGGCGCGCCGGAAGATCGCACACAAGAGCAAGCCGTCGCGATGTGCTTCAACGCCTGGCGCGAAGCCCACGGCGGCTCCGCACCGAAGAGCGCCGATGCCGACCTCGGCGCGAGCGCGCCACGCGTGACGGCAAAGCAAGATGACGATCAAGTTGATCGCGACGTGCCGGACCCCGAAGAGGGCGAATCCGAGAGCGATTTCATGGACCGATGCACTGACGAACTCGCCGACGAATGGGGTATGGAAGATGACCCCGACCGCGCCGAGAACCTGTGCCGCATGGCATGGGAGGATTCGCAGGAACGAGCGTCCGGCATGCATCGCGTTATTCAAAAAACTCACGCCGAGACCGTGCAAGGAATGGACTTCGTGCTATCGGATGAAAGCATCGACCGGATGGGTGACATCATCAAGGCCGATGGCTGGGATATCGCCTCGTTCAGGAAAAATCCGGTCGCATTGTTTAATCATAATCCTTCGTTTCCGATCGGCAGATGGGATGGATTAAAGGTCGATAAAGGGGCTTTGCGCGGCAAGCTGATAATGGCACCGGAGGGCACCTCAAACCGTATCGATGAAATTCGAAAGCTAATCGAGGCAGGTATCTTAAAGGCCGTCTCGGTCGGCTTCCGCGATATCGAAAGCGAACCGCTGGACAAGAAGAATCCGTTCAGCGGTCGCAAATACCTTAAAGCCGAGCTGGTCGAAACCTCGCTGGTTTCAATCCCGGCTAACGCAAATGCGCTGGCGGTTTCCAAATCGCTGGGCATTAGTCCTGCGACAATGGACCTGGTTTTCGCCAAGCATGGCAATAGAGACCAGGTCGAGCGGCGTGGGCTCACTGGCAAGCATGCCAAAACGTCTCGTAAGAATGGGAGCCGCGTCATGACGCCGCTTTCCGAACGTATCACTGCCGTCCAAGCTCTCCTGAACGAGAACAAGGACGCACTCGAAGAGCACTGGGAGTCGGTTGATCAAACCAACATCAGCGATGACCAGATGCAGAAGGCCACAGACCTCAACACCACCATCGCCGGGCTCGAGAAGCAGCTCAATGCGTTGACGGAGTCGGAGCGGCTGTTGGCCAAGTCTGTGAATGGCGGCAACGGGCACGCGGCGAGCCGCGCGATGACCGTGTTCACGCCGCCGCCGCCGCCGGAGCCCGCGAAAGCCGCTCCGATCTTCGCAACGGCCAAGAAGAGTCGCCGTGATCAGGTCGATTACGTCGATTACCTCGTGCGGGCTGGCGCGGTCGCACACTTCGCCAAGCAGTGGGGTAAATCGCTGGAGGAGACCCGGCTCAAGATCGCGGAGCAACGTCCGCAGTACGGCGACGACGAGACCAAAATCTCGTGCGAGCTGATTCTGCGTGCGGCCTCGGCACCCGCGATCACGACAGTCGCGGGCTGGGCCCAGGAGCTGGTGCAGACAGATTACGCCGATCTGATGCCGCTTTTAATGCCCGCCGCGATCCTCACGCGACTCTCAGCAAAAGGAATGACGCTGAACTTCGGTAACACCGGACGCATCATCATTCCGACCCGCTCACGCACGCCAACCATCGCAGGCTCGTTCGTCGGCGAAGGTCTCGCGATTCCCGTGCGGCAAGGTGCGTTCACCTCGCAGACGGTCGTGCCAAAGAAACTCGCGGTCATCAGCGTGTGGACCCGTGAGATGGCGGATCATTCCATCCCTGCAATCGAGGGATTGATTCGCGAGGCGATCCAGCAAGACACCAGCGTTGCAGTCGACAGCGTGCTGATCGACGCGAACGCGGCGACGGCGGTTCGGCCCGCCGGGCTGCTCAACGGCGTCACCGTGACAACGGCGACGGCGGGCGGCGGCATGGCGGCCTTGATCGGCGACATCAAGGCGCTCATCGGTGCGCTCACGGTGAGTACCTACGGCAATCTGCGTTCGCCGGTGTTCCTGATGAACCCGTCGGACATCCTCGCAGTGACGTTGACGCAGGCGACCAACACCGGCATCTTCCCGTTCCGCGAGGAGATTCGCGGCGGAACACTCAATACGGTGCCGGTAATCGACTCGGCAACGGTGCCAGCGAAGACAATGATCCTCGTCGACGCCGCGGACTTTGTCGTAGTTGGCGGCGGGGCTCCGAGGCTAGAAACTTCGGACCAGGCGACTCTCCACATGGAAGATACGACCCCACTTGAATTGGTGGCGTCTCCAAGCACGGTCGCAGCTCCCCAAAGGTCGCTATTCCAAACAGATAGTATCGCCTTAAGGATGGTGATGCCTTTGAATTGGATTCAACGGCGCGCGGGCACGGTTGCGTGGACCCAGAACGTAACCTGGTCCTAACGCGAATCAAAGCTAACGCGGGCGGGTATCTCCGCCCGCGCAATCTTCGTCCACAAAAGGGAGCCGAGACATGCCTCCGAGACCTACACCCACACAGGATGAGAATGATCGCGCCGCACTGGGCGAGCATATTCTCGAACACGAAGACGACGGATCGGGACCGGATCCATTCGAGGAAGCCAACGCGAAGGCGCGGGAGCAATCGCATCTCGGCAGCAAAGCAATGCAAGCCGAGAAAAAGCCCGCCGCCCAGACCTATCAGACCCGGCAAGTGAAGCCTGGGTGATAAAATGCGGGAGCGCCGCTTGTGACGGCGCTCCCTCCTTGCCATACCTCGCCACGCCCCGCCATGCCGCACCACACCTTGCCTGGCCGCGCCACACCGTACCCCGCCCGGCCCGATGCAATTGCATAATACAAAAATACGGGAGCACCGTCGTTAAACGGTGCTCCCTCCCTGCCTTGCCTTGCCACACCCCGCCTCGCCGGACCAGGCCCAACCCCGCCCCGCCCTGCCACGCCGGGCCAGACACTGAAATCGTTAGCATGGATCCAACGTGAATGGGAGCGCGCTCGCTTGTAGCTGGCGGACTGCGCTGGGCGGCAAAAGCCGTCGAGGGAGGATATCGCAGCGGCCCATATTATCTGCCACTTTCGGGTGGTTGGTTGCCCGATGGCTCGCCGACGAATTTTTGGCAGCTCGGTTATAACGTCATTCCATCGCCCGCACGCTCGGCGATGGTCGAAGCGTGTGTCAGCGCATACGCGCAGACCGTCGCCATGTGCCAAGGCGATCAGTGGCGGCTCAACGACAAGGGCGGCAATACTCGCGTCACCAACAGCGCAGCCTCGCGGATCCTGCGCAAGCCGAACGCGTATCAGACCGCGTCGGACTTTATGCTCAACGCCGTCCGACAATTATATTTGGACGGCAATGCTTATGCGCTCGCGCTGCGCAACTCTCGCTTCGAGGTCTCGGAGCTGCACCTGATGGACTCGCGGCTGTGCGCGCCGCAGCTCGCTGTCAACGGTGAAGTTTTTTATCGGCTCTTCGGCAATAGCGTGATCGAGCGCGAGACTAACGCAGAACCGCTCCTGGTGCCGCAACGCGATGTCTTGCACATCCGCTTGCATGCCGACCGCAGCCGCCAAAATCCGTTCCCGTTGTGGGGACAATCGCCGCTGCTCGCGGCCATGAGCGACATCGTTTTGAGCGATTCCATCAATTCGCAGCAGCAGCAGTTCTATCAGAACCAGGCGCGGCCCTCGGCGGTGATCTCGACCGACCTGCAGCTCGATCTGGCGACGGTGACGGCGCTGCGCGACAGATGGGACGAGCAGTCACGCGGGATCAATCAGGGAAAGACCCCCATCCTCACACATGGGCTCAAAGTCAATCCGTGGGCATCGCCGCCGCGTGATGCACAGATTGCGGAAATCATGAAAGTCGCAGAAGGGCATATCGCGCTGGTGTTCCGCATACCGCTCGCGGTGCTCGGGCTCGGCGGCAGTGCTGGTTCGACCGAAGCGCTTATGACGTTCTGGCTGGCCACTGGACTCGGTTTTTGTCTCAATCATTGCGAACAAGCTTTTGAACGGCTGCTCGGTCTGAAGGGCCAACCGGACGAGTTCATCGAATTCGACACCGCTGCGCTGCTGCGATCAGATTTCAAGGATCGCATCCGTGGACTCAAGGAAGCGGTGACCGGCGGAATTCTCTCGCCTAACGAAGCACGCAACAAAGAAGGTCTTGATGATGTGATCGCAGGCAGCGAGCCACGTATGCAACAGCAACAAATTCCATTGTCATTCGCGGCCAAAATGCCTGCGTTGCCGGGACAACATCCGGCTGGGCCACCGGCGGGACCACCAGCGCCGGGAATTCCGGCAGCAACGCTGCCACCAACTCCGAAAGCACTAGATGACGATGTCAGACGCGCAGCACAACGGCTCTTCGACAACGCCGCCCGAATCAATCGGCGGCACCTATCCTGAAATTTGGGATCACGCGTTAGCGCTGGCGCTCGCCGAGCAGCAGCGGATTTGGACGCGCGAGCACGCGCAGATGGAAGCGCGGGTACAGTCATTCCTGGCGCAGATCGAAGCGCGGGCGCAATCGATCTTGGTGCAGATGCGCGGCGAGGCCGTCAATCTGCCCGCCGAGGTCGCGCGCGCGGTGGCCGAGCGCCTGGCGCTGGTGCGTGATGGCGAACGTGGATCCGTAGGGCCGCCAGGGCGTGACGGTGAACGCGGTGCCGATGGAATTAACGGCGTCGACGGCGACGACGGGCCGCGAGGCCCGCAAGGTCTGCCGGGGCCGCAAGGTCCTGCAGGCCCGCGCGGCCTGGTCGGTGCGGTTGGTGCGTCCGGGCTACGCGGCGAGCGTGGTGAAGCGGGCCCGCCCGGCCCACGCGGCGAGCAAGGAATGCAAGGGCCGATTGGCCCTCAAGGTGATGTCGGATTCCCCGGCATTCGCGGAGCCGATGGCGTTGGCATGCCCGGCGAGAAAGGCGACGCCGGTCCCGCAGGTCCGCAAGGACTCCGAGGCGAAATCGGGCCACCGGGACCGCCGGGCTTTGTCGGTGAGCGTGGTGAGCAAGGTGAGCGCGGTGAGAAAGGCGAAAAGGGAGATGTCGGAGAACAAGGAGTCCCCGGCATCCCGGGCCAAGAAGGCGCGCAAGGCCTCAAAGGGCCGCAAGGCGAAAAAGGTGACAAAGGCGAAGCGGGCCCGACGGGTCCGCAAGGGTTACCCGGGCTGCCTGGTGTGAACGGCGCTTGCGGCGAGACCGGCGCGCGCGGTGCCGAGGGTGCGCCCGGCAAGCTGCCGAAGGTAAAACGATGGACGCAAGATGATGTGACGTATGAAGGCGAGATCGTCGTCCATGGCAACAACACCTATCAAGCACTCAAGGACACCGGTTCGGTCCCCGGCGCGACATTCGACTGGATTTGCGTCGCTGCCGCCGGACGAGATGCGGTCTCGCCTACGGTCCGCGATACTTACGATGCCAAAGAAAACTATCGTGCACTTGATATTGTCGTGTCCGACGGGGCGGCATTCATTGCGCGACGCGATAATCCGGGAGCACTGCCGGGCGATGGCTGGAAAATGATTGCCCGCCAGGGCGGGCGTGGCATCGCTGGTCCCAAGGGCGAACGCGGGCCGCCAGGCCCGGCCGGTAGTGACGGCAAGCCAGGTGCACCGGCTCCGACGTTGAGGAGCTGGAAGCTCGACCGCGTCCACTACACCGCAACTCCGGTCATGTCCGACGGCACGCACGGGCCCGCGCTCGAACTGCGCAGCCTGTTCCAGCAGTTCAACGAAGAAACGAACTGATGGCCGATGTCACGGAACAGATTCTGACGGAAGCACCGAGCTTCGATCTGATGACGCTGGCCGAAGCCAAGCTGCTGCTCGGCATCAATCCGGCCGATACGACGCAGGACGCGCTGGTCTCGATGCTGATCTCGACCTATTCGGCTTACATCTCCACCAAATGTGATCGCAGGTTCGGACGCGAACGCGTGGCGGAGACCTGGCGCGACGTATTCAACGGGCGGCTCGCGCTCAGACATTGGCCGGTGAAGGCAGCAGATGTCGAAACCGTTGTCGCCGCTGGTAGCGCCGTCTCGGAAGGCAGCGCCGTTCAAGCGCTAGGCTGGGAGATTGATGAGCGCTCGGGCAAGCTTTCCTACGTCGCGCCCAATGATGCGACCTGCTCGGCGTGGCCGCAGTCGGTGATCGTGACCTATACCGGCGGCTTCAATCTGCCGAGCGATTCGTCCATGGAGCTGATGCCGCTCAAGCAGGCGTGCGCGATTCTGATTATGGAATACAAGATGCGCCTGGTCACGGCGCAAGTGGCGGGCATTCGCCAAATTTCCCACAGAGAGGCCCGAGTTACGTACTTCGATCCCAACGCAGTCTTGCTGCGGATGGCTGGCAAGTCGCCGTCGATGCAAGCGGTCGATGCGCTGCTGATCAATTACATGAGGCTGTGGGCTTAGATGCCAATCGAGATCGATACTGCGGCGGTCGAGAAAGCGCTGCAGGACATGCACGACAAGATCGCGCACTTTAAGCGCGTCGATCTCGGCGCGGAATTGTCGGCGTGGCAAATCGAGGACTTGCACCGGCATCGGCCATTCACGATGCGCTTTCGCGCCGCCGGAAAGGCGGTGACTAAAGTCCGGCCGCACAGCTTGCTCGAAATGCTCAAGTCGGAGGGCGTCGGGCTCACGCTCAAAGAGCAGCGGCATTACCTGCGCGCGGTGCGCAAGAATTTGAAGCGCCCAATTAGACATAAGCGTCACAAGGCCCTCGTCTACCGCCAACATCGGCATTGGTCGATGCGGCCGATCTTGCGCCAGGTGCTGGGAGACGAGCTGCACGGTCGCATGCGGCAAATGATGCTGGAAAAATTGACCTGGTGAATGTCGGTCAGCTTCTCAACCCTGCTCTATTCGCACTGCTTCGACATGTTCGCGCGTCAGATCACGGTGACGCCGCTCGTGTCGAATCCTAGTGGCGGCGCATACGGCGACATGCGCGCCATCTTCAATTCCGGGCCGCTTACGATGATGAACGATGAGGGCATCGTCATCTCCGAAATCTCCGACCAGGAAACGATGATGGATATCCGCAGCGTCGAGTTCACCAACGCAGGCCACGCGCTGCCGCTGCAAGGCGATCATGTGCACTTCGATGCCGATACCGACATCGAAGGCGGCGATTACGAAATCGTCGAGGGCCCGACCAACAACGCGGGCGGACAGTCGACCTACTCGATCCGCAAGTGGGAACCGGCGGCACCATGAGCAACGGCGATGGCCGCCAGACGCGTGACGTGCCGTGGACCGGCACCGGCGGCATCAGCGATACCCAAAGCTATTCGTGGATCATCCTCAATGCGATCTACGACCGCCTGGTGGCCTCGTCGTTCTTCCAGGGTTTCGCCATCAAGCGCATCACCCGAGCGCTGCCCATCGAGGCCGGATATCAAATCCCGTCGATTGGAATTTATCTCGGACGCGAGCTTGCTACCGCCGACGGGGATCCCAACGCGGGCGACATCCGGCTGCAGCACACTGTGCCGGTCGGTATGCAAATCGTGGTGAAGAACAACGACCCGGTTGCGATGCAGGCCAAGCTCGATCAGGCCAAATGGTTCGTCCTCAACCAGCTCCTGCGCGACAACACGCTGACCAATCATTTGAAGACGACGATCCCGGACAACGTCCGCATCGAAGGCTTTCCGCGATTGAACATCCCGTCGCCGGACTGGGGGCGCGACTCGAAAAACGAAACGCCAATCGGCATGCAATTGATCGAGCTGACCTACACGATCCGCAGCGAGTGGTATCCGACCAACTTCGACGATCTCAAGACCATCGTCATGACTGAATATCCGTTCAACCCGCCGCCGACGGATCCGAATGAAGTCCAGCACGTGGATGTCGTTTACCAGTTCAATCCCGACTACGTCGTGCCGCCGTTGACGGGACCAAAACCACCATAACGCGGAAGGAGAAGCCACCATGGCAACCATCGATCTCAAAACGGCGCAGTATCAGCAGCGCAAGGTCAGCCAGCAAATCGCGCGTCAGGCGCAGTACGGCAAGAAGGCCGACCCGGAACGCCTGGCTGCGATTGCGGCGGCCAATGCGACGGCGCGCGTGCGCGTGGTGCCGTCGACCCCGCTCATGCGCAAATTTCTCAAGCACGAGCCGAGCAAAATCGGCTTCCGCGATCAGGGCTCGGCCGAGTGGCCACTCGACCGCTTCACCATCCGCCGTCTGCGCGACGGCGATGTCACCGTCGAGACGCAAGACGTCGAGCTTAGGACCGAGCATTCCGGCGGCGGCCCGCGCGCTCGCGCCTCGGCGAAAAGCGAATAGCGCAAATCCCCGCATCTGCGCTTGCACTGAAAACGATCTGAACTGCGGGACCAGATCGCTCGGCCCGTCGTGACGACGCGCCATTCCCAAAGATGGAGGTCCCTCCATGCCTATTAGCTTTAACAACATCCCCGCCGATCTCCGCATCCCGTTGTATTGGGTTGAGGTCGATCCTTCGCAAGCCGGGCTCCCGATGATCCATCAGCCCTCGTTGCTGATTGGATGCATGACGTCGCTCGGCCACGCGACGCCGCAAGTGCCGATTGCCGTCGGCACGCAGAGCCAGGCCGACGATCACTTCGGCATCGGCTCGGAGCTGTCGCGGCTCTTCAAAAGTTTTTATGCCAACAACTTCGCGAACGAGGTGTGGGGCCTGGGCGTCCCCGAGCCCGGCGGTGCGGTGGCAGCGAGCGGCACGATCACAATCACCGTGCCGACGCCAGCGAACTTGCAAGCTGGCACGATCCATTTGTATATCGCCGGTCAGCATGTGCCGGTGAATATCGCGGCCTCGGACACGCCGACCAGCATCGCATCGGCAATCGTGTACGAGGTCAATGTCACGTGGCCCGATCTGCCGGTGACGGCAACATCGGCGGCGGGCGTGGTGACGCTGACGTGTCGCTGGAAGAGCGTGACCGGCAACGATATCCGCGTCGATCTGAATTTTTACGGGACGATTGGCGGCGAGCAAACACCGCAAGGCCTTGGCGTTGCCCTGCCTGCCGGTGCGGCGGGAACGACTGCGAGCGGCACGGGAACGGCTTCGGGCATCAATCTGACCATGAGCGCGGTGACCGGCAACATTCAGGTTGGCTCGGTCATCACGGGCACCGGCGTGCCTGCCGGTACGAAGATCACCAACCAGCAATCCGGCACGACCGGCGGCGCTGGCGTCTACACCACGAGCGTGGCGACCACGGCTTCGGCTGCGGCGTTGACGTTCCAGAATCCGGCTGGGCCTGCAGGCTTTCTCAGCGGCGGCACCGGCGTGCCGGACTTCACCCAAGCCATCAGCAATATGGGTGAGAAGCCGTTCGAATATGTCGGCTTGCCGTACACCGATTCCACTTCGCTGCAAGTCTTCGAGATGGAATATGGCTTCAGCGATACAGGTCGCTGGGGTTGGCGAAGACAGCTTTACGGGCATCTGTTTGCCGCCCGCCGAGATACCTATGCCAATCTGGTGACCTTCGGCCAGACCCGCAACAGTGGCGTGACTTCGATCATGGGCGTGGAATTGACGTCGCCGTCATGGATCGGCGACTGGGTCGCCAGCTATGTTGCAAAGGCCCAGAGGGCGTTGATCAACGATCCCGCCAGGCCGTTGCAGACGCTCTCGCTCAATACGGTGAAGCTTGCGCCGTTGCAGGACCGGTTTGATACCATCGAGCTGAACTCGCTGGCCGGTAATGGCATCGCTACTCAAAAGGCTGGGTCGGATAACCAGCCGATGATTAGTCGAGAAACCACCACATACCAGCTTAACCTATATGGGTATACGGACGATGCTTATGAATTAGTCACTACCTTGGCGACCTTAGCCAGGCTAATACGTAACCAAAGGTATGTCATAACGTCCAAGTATCCTAGGTGCAAGCTAGCTGATGATGGGACTCGTTTCGGGCCGGGCCAAGCTATAGTCACCCCGGGTATCATCAAAGGTGAGCTTGTTGCGGAATACGTTATGGATATGTGGAACGGTTTGGTCGAAAACCTAACCGCATTCAAACAGCACCTTATAGTCGAACGGGACCCTAATGACCCCAACCGCGTTAATGTCCTTTATCCTCCTGACCTCATAAACCAGTTAAGGGTATTCGCGGTATTAGCCCAGTTTAGACTGCAATATGATAGGGGCATCGATACCCAGATCATAGGTCCAAATCCGGCGAACATCGGCGTGACCGGCATTCTGCCGACTGTCCCGACACTCTGACAAAGCAACCGGCGCGGCTAGGTCTGGCCGCCGAAAAGCCCGTACCGCACGGGCTCGCCGCGCCGACCACGTTTGCGGTCTCGTGCCTTTGCGGTGGGCGCATGGAGAACCGCCATGGCCCAAAGATTTGCGGGCATCGCGTATCTATCCGTGGATGGCAACCAGTATGCCCTTCGCGGCAACTTCACCGTGTCGCCCTCGCCTGTCGAACGAACGATGATCGCAGGACAGGACGGAGTCCACGGCTATCAAGAGCTGCCTCGCGTTCCTTACATCGAGGGCGATCTCAGCACAGTGCCCGAGCTGAACTTCGAAGACCTGCTCGTGCAGGTCAACTCGACTGTCATCGCGCAATTGGCGAACGGCAAGCAATATACTTTACAAGGCGCGACGGTGAAGGGTGGCTTCGAACTTAATACTCGTGACGGCCAGGCGCGCGTGCGTTGGGAAGGCGTCACGTGTCTCGAAATCAATCTGTTCTGAGGTTGAAACATGGTGGACTTCGACACCCAAGGCCAACCCATCCGAGAGGGCTTCCAAAAGCCTGGTCCGCAGCAGCCGCCAGCACGGCCGCAGCACAACGGCCCACCGCCACAAATCGATGCGACCCCCGAGTTGCCACCGATAGAGGAAGCGCCGCCGCCGCCAGCAGCCGAGACTTGGCCGATCCGCGTCAAGCTCTTGCACAAATCGATCCGCAACAATACCGGCGAGTACGTGAAGGAGCTGGTCTTTCGCGAGCCCACCGGCGGCGATATCAACCGCTGCGGCAATCCGTGTCGCATCAATCTCGATGGCGACGTCGTCATCGACGAGCGGAAGATGTCACTGATCATGGCAAACCTGTCCGGTATTCTCTCGCCGCTGCTCGACACGATGGACCCTCGCGATTGGAATTCCTGCGCCTATCGGCTCAGGAATTTTTTTCTGCCCGAGGTGGCGGCTTGGTAGGTTCCGACGAGAACCTGATCTTGGATTGCTACCGCCTCGCCCGCTTCTATCAAATCTCCCCCGAAGTCTTTCTCAACATGCCGCTCGGTGAGGTGCAGTTGCACCTGTACCGCACGATCCAATTGACGCGCATCATGCAGCAGGAAGCTGAAGATGCGCGCGGAGGCTGACTGTGGCTGAGACCGAGATGCGCGTTAAGGTCACCGTCGCTGGTGACCCGGCAAAGAACCTTGAAGCGATCAAGGTTGGTTTCCGCAATACCTTCACCCAAGAGCAAGCCGACAACATGCGGGTGATGGGGCGGCACTTCCTCAACATGGAGAGGGAGCTTAAAGAGCTATTCACCAGCGTATCACGCGGCGATGCTTATCGGTCGGTTGCTGCCACCGTTGCGATCTTCACCGGCGGCGCACTCGCGGTCAAAGCCGCCATCGACATGGTCCGAGGATCGGTCAATCTCATCACGTCACAAGCCAAGGCGGTGCTGGATATCGCCGATCAGGCGCGGCGCATTGGTATTCATCCGGCGCAATTGCAAGCGGAGATCAATGTCGGATTGCGTTCTCGCATCTCGCGCGAAGCGACAATGCAGATCGTGCAGGAGGTATTCGAGAAAACCACTGATCTCAAGAACAAGCGACCGGGCGCATGGGAACCGTTTTACCAAGGCCTGGAGGGCGATCCGCAAGCGCTAAAGTTCGTGACTGATTGGGTCAATCGGGTTGTTGCCGCTCCACAACATGAGCAGCTTAATCTGATCAAGGAGGGCGCAGATAACATCCGCGAAACTTTGACGAATGTCTTCCATGATCCGGCACGAGGAGAACTAGAAGCCGAGAGATGGCTCAGGGTGTGGACTGGCACAATCGAACTCGAGAAGCTGCGCGACAAATACATCGCCGTCAGCGAGGAAGACAAAGCGCTGATGGACAAGACGATTGCGGCGTCACAGTCCTGGGCGGAAACGACGGCGAAGCTGTTTGAGAATTTCGAAGCCATCAAGCGCTTGCTTACCATCGAGGTGGCCCGCGATCCGGTGCTCGGCGCGCTCGTCAAGCTGGTGAATTGGGGTTTAGTCGGCATTGGAAAGGGATTGGAAGCCGAGCAGAAGCGAATGGATGAAGGGCCATCAATCGTCTGGCCCTTTGGACCTGGATCGATCCAGCGGTGGCAGTTTGATTTGTTGCTGTCGATGTTGGGAGGCGCGCTCGGAACGCGGCGGCGTGAAGAGGGCACTGAGGCGCAGCCGCAGCGCTTGCTCGGCGGCGAATGGGAGAAGAACCTCGATTACACCGCTCAATTGATCACTCAACTCCGGCGCTTCAACGCATTGCTCTCGGGCCAGGAAAAGAAACTCTCGGAGTTATCGCCAGCTTTTCACAACGCACCGCAGGGCGGCGCAGAAGGTGAAAGCAATCCCGTGCAACTCCCATCCGATGCTTCGCAGCCGGGCGGTGGCGCTGCAGCGGAAGCACGGTCTGACCCAGTTATCGGCCCGAGTGCACTTTCGAATGTCCGAATGACCGACCGACCATGGTGGGCTCAACCGGCGTTTCAGGAAGAAAAACCCACCACGTGGTGGACATATGGCGTGCAACTCGGAGAGGCTGGCGTGCGAGCATTCGAGGAATCGCAGGCCGAATCAGAGAACGTGCAGCGCAGGCAACAGCTTCGTCAATACGGCATTCGAAGGCCCGAGTGGGAAAAAGGCGGGAGTATGGGATGGCAGCAACGTGCAGCAGCATCCAAGCAATTAGAGGCGAGTCAGGCAAATGCCGGTGAAATGGCTAAGAAATTAGGAATTGAAGACGTTGCGCAATTAGGACTCGATTTGCCGCCCCGTGAGGCTGCGCCACAGCAGGCGGAAATGCGCTCTGCTCGCCCGCCGCCGATGACCGTCACGGGGACATCTTTTGCGGGCGAGCAACAGCGAGCGCAGCAAGAGCAACAAGCACTGCTCGGTCAGCCGGGCGCGGGCAAAGCAATTTTAACCGCAGCGGAAGCGGGTGCTGCCGCACTTGCAAACGAGACACCATCGCAGCGTGCTGCACGCATATTTCAGCAGCGTGAATTCGCGGGCGAGACCCCGGACCCGACGCGGCCGGAAGCCAGCGGGCGAGCTATTCCCTCCGCCCCAACTTTTGTCGGCGGCGTGCTAGGCATGACCGACGAGCAGTACAGGGAGGCTTTAACAACGCTATTTCCTTATTTCAGGGCTACCAAAATAGCTGGGCAAACCGTGCCCGAGATTATCAAGCTCGGAGAGAAGAGATCGTATATCGGCAGTGAACTTAGGAAAGAGCGCGAAGAAAGCAAACTTGGAGCACCGGAATCTGAGTACGATGTTGGCGAGGCTGGCGACATCAATCGTAGCTCGCTCGACCGTGGAATGGCCACCGATCTTGGTATCGATGCAATCGGCAATCTCGATGTGCATGTCAATGGCAACATCGGCAAAAACGCGCCGGAGGTCGATGTCCGCGCTTCTGGCGATGGCATGTTTGCCAATCGCGTCCAGGTCGCCAGATATGACGCGGCGAGGTCTGGCAGGGCGACAGAAGCGGCCCAAGATTGGTTGGGCGAAGGGTACTCTCGTCGTAGTCACCGTCAGGAATTGTTGTCTTAGGCTTAAGCCATGGCAGACTTCGACGAACTCACACTGCAAGTCACGCTCGTCGACAACGCGACGGCGCAGCTCGATGTGATCAAGCGCAGCCTGCGTGACATCGGCAGCGGATCCGCGCTCGGCAATCTGGAGAATTTCCGCAAAAGGACCGAGGAGTTCGACACTCAGTTAAAGCGGTTGCTGGACACGGTCACCAAAGGACCGGAAGCATGGCTAAGGCTCGCGCAGTCCATGGGCGTCGCTGGCGCGGCGGCGGGATCGATGGGGTTGGCCGTGCTGAGCTTGTCGCGGGCGCTGTCGAGCGTTTCCAAAGAGTTGCTCGATATCGGCGATGCCGCAAGACAGGCCCAGGTGCATCCATCGGTCATCGATGCGATCGGCAATCTCGCGCGACGTGTCGGCTGGAGTAGAGAAGAGGCAGAAAGGGAGTTCGTCCACTTCAGAATAGAGTCCGCGCGCAAGGGCGGCCAACTGATCCAAGAGCTACGCCAGATTGCTTCACGAGCGGACGATGCCGCTCTTCGGCAGATTGTGGAAGATTACGGAAGAGATTTTGACAAGCTGCAAGCTAAGCCAGCCGAACTATTCGAAGCGACGCAGAAATATATTAAAGACTTTGAAAAACGGGCCTTGGAGGTTGCCCCGGGACAGGCCTCCGCCATGATGGAGGACATCTACAAAAGCATGAACGCTCCTAATCTTTTCCGCAGGCTGCGACAGCCAATCGACGAAATTACCATGGAGCGAATGAAGATATTGGAACGGGAGATGAAAGCGGCAGAGGACATTGCCGACAAGCAAGCAAAGGTCGCCGAGAAATGGCGAGAGATCGTTCAAATCCTTTCAACGAATCTAATGGAGACCGAATTTGGCAAGGGCTTATCCGCTGCCAATGTGATCCTTGAGAACCTACTCAAAAACTTCAAGGCCAGGGAATTGGCACCGAGCAAGCCGGGCGAAGCATTCCCACCGGGTGGTCCGAAAGAGGGCGAGAAGCTCAAGCCTGGGCCGGAAGGTTTCAGGCAATTACAGGACTACTGGAAACAAAAACGCGCTGGCAGTTGGTGGTCGGCAGGGCCGAACAAGCCGCAGCAGCTCGTCAGCACTGAAGACTTTACCGGCGGCGTCCAAGGCTTCACTGGCGATTATCCCAAGAACCGATGGCAACCGGATATCCCGTGGGTTGAGCAACTGCATGGCGAGCCATCTCCCGGCACTGTCGAGCGCCGCGATCTGATGCAACAAGAGAACAAGGAGACCAAGGAGCTGGTCGACCAGTTGTCGCGCGCCAATCGAATATTGTCGGGCGAGGAGGTGCCAGCAGGCGGCGGCATTGGCGGCGGCGTTGGCGGTGGTGGCGGCGGCGGCGTTGGCGGTGGTGGCGCGTTCACGGGCGCGCGACCTCTCGGCTTGGGCAGAGGGGGCGGCGGCGGACCTGCCGGACCTGGACCTGCCGGTGGGCTCGGTCCTTACGGCAGAGCGACACGCGGCGGCGGACGTGCCGGTCGACATGGCGGCGGCACCGGCGGCGGCACCGGCGGCGGCGATGGCGCACCGCCCGCCTCATACGAGACCTACAATTCGCTCGCCGACATGCGCAAGGGGTTTGCGGAAGAATTGAAAGACCCGGAGACGCGGCGACGGTTGATGGCCGCCGCTGATGCAGAAGACGATAGCAGTTCTCAAGGCAGAGTCGCGTTTCTTGAATCCGTAATGAATGCCGCCAAGAGCGAAGGGAAAACCATCAAGCAAATTCTCGCTGACCAGAAATTCTTCCCGGCCAGAACGCACAGAATAATGAATAACAGGCAATTTTCCGGCAACGAACTCGCAACGCGAAGCGGTGAGGTCGATGCTGTTCTTGGCGGTTCAGACGTTTCAGGCGGCGCGACCGGCAACTATAGCCAAGCGCCAGGGTGGCCGCTGATGCCGGTTGGCAAACCCGCTGCGGGCCTCGGCGGCGGCGTCGTCACTTATGTTTCACCGAGCGGCGAGCGTTACGGCGTCGATATCGGTCGCGGGCGACAAGCGCAGCTATGGTATCAGCAGCAATATCTGCCAGCAAAAAAAGGCGGCGCGACCGGGACGGTGACAACAGGCGGCCCTACCGCAACAGCCGCCGGGGCAGTAAGCCTTCTCAGCGTTCCAACCATGCAGGGCGACATCACGCCGCGCGGTACTGCGGGCGGTCGTTTTAATGTGCCTGCGGGAACCCCTTTAACCGGCGAGAGACGAACGGTCACGTTGGCTAATGGCGAGAGAGTCACTGTCAATGCCAGGGCCGCTGCGCAGTTCGAGGGCTTCTTTAACGATTTGATCGCCGCCGGTGCTCCGGTCAAATCGCTCGGTGGCTTTGGTTCGCGGTTAGGTAATGCCTCACAGCATCCTATAGGGATGGCAGTAGATTGGGCGCAGCTTAAGCGGGATGTCGTAGCGCCTGACGTGCGACGGTGGATTGACCAGAACCCCGGATTACTCAACGCGCTCGAACAAAAGTGGGGCATGAGTGGCGGCGAGCACTGGCGCACCAAAGACACCGGGCATTTCTCGATTGATACGTTATTTGGGCCAGAGCATCTGGCTGCATTAAAGGCGCAAGATCAAAAGGCTCGTGAAACTCAAATCGCGACAGCCGCACGGCAACCGCAACCTCTCATCAGCACTGCGGGCCCCACAACGACGTTGGAGCTACCAACGGGCGCGCCAGTCCCTGGTCGTGATCGTGCAATGGAAGAGCGATTGCTAGCTCAAACCTTGCAGCGACAGCGAGAAGCAGAGGCAGCAGCCAAAGTCCCCGGCGGTGCGCAAGGCGCTGCTGCGGCGGCCGAGAATGTGCGCATGGGTCGTCCGTTTTGGAAGCTTGGACCTGGTGCTCCATTGCCGCGACCGAGGCCGACGCCGCCGCCGATGCGCGTACTCAGTACTTCGGTAATGGGTTCGGGCGGGCGAGCGCCACCGATGACTGTGACTGGCACGCACACCGTTGGAGAGGAAGAACGGCGGCGCTTGGACGAGGTCCAGTCGCGCCGGTTCTTTCATCGGGTACGCGGCAGCGGCAGGGTCGACGTGAATATCAAATCGAAAGGCCAGATGAGCACCACGCAGGGCGCGCCGTTCAAGAAAGTGCCGTGGCATCGCCATCAACAGATGGAAGCAACGAGCCAAGGGCCGCCTGCAGCTAAAGCGATGAGCGGCGGCGGAGAAGAATAAATGGCCGTTAGCACCATTCGCGATCTGGCGAACCCGCTGCGGGCCGAGCCGCTGCAAGGTCAGTTTTTGCAATATCCCGGTTCGGGCTGGCGGCAACGACTGTTGCCTGCGCATTTCGACGGCTTCCAGTTTCACTGTGAGTCGGGTAGTCGAGATAACGGCCGTCGCATCGTAACGCACGAATTTCCGAAAAAAGATTTCCCGTACAGTGAAGACATGGGCAAGAGAGCCACCGAGTTCTCGGTGCGCGGATATCTCATTCAGTTCGTGACGGAGACAGCGAGCCCGCTCTACCAGCGCAATTACACTTATGCGCGCGACAATCTCAAGTTCCGGCTCGAGACCGGACAGCCAGGATCGTTGCAGCTCCCCTTGCAAGACCCGATGATCGTTGTGTGTACGCGCTATCGCTTGACCGAGGAGGAGAGGCTCGGCGGGTACTGCGTGTTCGATATGAGCTTCGTCGAGCTCGGCGTGCCGCCGTTCAATCCGACACCGTCGAGCTACCAGAACCTAGTCGCTCAATCGGAAACACTGAGAGCCGATACGTTGGCGGCGCTTGCTAAAAAAGGATTAGCCCCGGAAGCGATCTCGCAAAATGTTCCAAGATGACGCCAAGGAAGCGGTCCCGATCTGCCGACGGGTACTCACCGAACTATTGACGCAGGCCCCCGCGCGCGGACGTCCCGGCTCCGATCTGCGCACCGCAATCGGAGACTTTTTGGCCAACGCCTACGAGTTGATTCGAACCGATAGCGCCGGGCTGCCGTTGGACAACATTTTCCGTCTTGCTCGAATGACCGGCATACCGCAGCGAAAGCTTGCAATCGTGCGAGCTGCTGCCGAGGCCGAGGCTCCGGTGTCGGTCGGAGCGACGCTGGTTCAGAACGCGCTGATCCGCTTTGCGCTGGCGACCGAGGCGCGCGTGATTGCCGATATCATTTTCACCAGTCGTGGTGATGTCGAGTTGACGAAGGAGAACATGAATGCCGCCTTTGCACCGGCGGAAGAGATCGCGGCCGACGAGATGGCGCAGACGACCTATCAGGCGCTTGTTGGATTGCATGCAGCGGTCATCAACCATCTGGTTGAAACGGCACGACCATTGCCGCGCCTGCTGAACTTTCAATTCGTGCAAACGATGACGACGCTGACTGCCGCCTATCGGCTCTATGCCGATGCCAGTCGCGCCGACGAGCTGCGGGCCGAGAACAAGGTTGTGCACCCACTGTTCATGCGGCGGGCGGGCCGGGGATTGTCAGGCTAAATGACGTTTACTGGTTCATACTTCACTCAGCCGACGTCGCCGTACAGCAAATTCGAGGAACGAGCGACGATTGATGTCAACGGTGTCTATTATTCCGATTGGGAAACGGTCTGGTTGCGCGACCAGGTGGAGGTGCCTTACGCCGAGTTTCGTTTCACTTGCGCGGAACGTGAGCCGATCCCGCCGCCCGAGCCGGGCCCAATTCCTTGGGCCAAGCTGCAATTGAAGCCGCGTGACAATGTCGTCATCTATCTTGCCAACATCCGCGCCCTCACCGGCACCATCATTGTCCGCCAGGTCGCCTACGATGCCAACAATCATGGCGTCAGTCTGCAAGGCATCGGCAGCTCGTGGTTCGCGGCGCGGGCGAGCATCATTCCGCCGGATACGAAATTTGAGCACATGTCGTTGCGCGAGATCACGGAAAAAGTCCTTAAACCAACAGGAGTCAAACCTGAATTCGTCGGCAACATCAGCGAAAAGAAATTTGAGCCGTATGTGGTCGCGCAACCCGGAGAGACAATCTTCAGCTTTCTAGAACGCCTCGCCAAGGATCGTAATGTGCTCGTCGGTTCGACAACAGATGGGCATTGGTTGATGATCGGTGAACAAAGCGGCCGACCCACTGGTGACCTTGTAGAGGGCTTCAATATTCTCAGCGCGCAAATCGTCATCAGCGATGAGGCCGCGCGCGATTGGTTCTGGGCCGAAGGCCAGAAGATCGCGGACGATCAAGAAAATATGGCGAATGCCTCCGAGCAGATGGCAAAGGCTGCCGGTCTTCTAAACCGCTACAGCCCATTATTCGTGCCGCTGGAACACCCGGTGAAAGACCTAACCGAAGTTCAATTGCGTGCGGATCACGAAGCTATGTGGGGAAACGGCGAAGAGATCACCGCGACCATCGTCGTCAACGGCTGGTTTAATCCGCGCACTGGCGATCTCTGGCGGGCACGCCAGCTCGTGACAGTCAATACGCCGATGGGAATGCTGAAGGATAAAGTCATGGGTGTTCGTTCTGTGACTTACGAGCAGGATCGGGAAAGAGGCTCGCGCACAACGCTCGATTTGGTCAATCCAGAGCGGCTCAAATACACTGGTTTCCAAATGACACCGAAGGCGACGTCGCCCGCAGGACCTAATCAGGCCGCGCCAGCGCAGCCGGTGCCGGACTCGCCGCCGGAAACACTCCCCGATGATCAGTTTACCCACAGCGGTATCGTCTTTCCCTAATGCACAGATCAAACCCCTACGACATTGCGTTTCGCGGCTATAGCTCCGGTGGTGCGCGCACGCTCATCGACACGATTGCCGATGAGCACTTGATGCAGGAGACCGTTAATCCGACCGGCATGAAGGGCGAATCGTGGCCCTCCTCCGAAGCGCCGCAGAATTACGGTTTTACGTCCGTCGTTGCCGACGCGAGGAAGAGCGGAAATCCCGGCATAATCCAACAAGCTGCCGAGGGCTTCATGAGCTTCATCGGCGGCAATCGGAGCTTTCCAGTCGCTGGCGTCATGGACGACCGCCGCCATCGATTGCTCAATCTTGCAAAGGATGCCGCCAAAGGAGCGACCGCGCTATTCGGCCTCAAGGAATGGGGGCAGCAGTTTTTGAACACCGACACCGGCATGTTCATGACCGGCAATACCGAAAAGAAAATGCGCTTCCAGTTAGTCGAGAACAAGAACGGACAAACGCAGCAACAACAGCCGGGACAGAAGCTCGCGCGCAGCTTCAGGTCAAAGTCAGGCGTCGAATTCGATATCGAGACATTCGAGATTACGGCGCGAGCTGGTGACGGCGGCGGTCAGACTAATAGCGATGGAACGCAAGGACAAAGCAAGCCGACCGGACAGAAGACACTGCACAAGGAGGACTCGAGCACCTACGTCGATATGACCAAGGATGCCGTGCATACGCTGCGTGGCAACGGCAACGTCAACGTCACCGACAACCAGGTCACGACGCACTACAAAGACATCGACAAATCGACGCTCTGCGACAGCTCGCATACGCATATCCACCACAGCGGGGCAAACATCTGGGTCGATGGCGGATGCTGGTCCTCAAAGCCGATCAAGATCAAGAGCTGTACCGATAGCGGCGGAGGTCAAACCAATCCGCAACAAGGCGGACCAGCTCCGCACTACGCGTCGCCGCCGTTCAACATCAGCAACGACGCCAACCTATCGATGAACGTCAAAGACCCGGTGAAAATCGCCGGGGCATCGGCGGCAGAAATCGAGGCCAATTTGGCGGCGATGCGGGAAGATCGACCGGCACCTTTCGCCAACGGCTTTCTCTTTCTCGATCATGACAACTCGCTCACCGTCACGGCCGACGGCAAGCTAAGCGTGAGGCCAGCGACGACCGACGGTACTGCGCCCGGCTCGGTGATCGTCGGCGTCCAGGTCTTCACCTACTCGCGGAATTACACGCCCAGTGCGGGCATGCTCTCCTGCGTGATCGAATGCGTCGGAGCTGGCGCAGGCGGTGCGGGACTCGTTGGCGATGTCAATTTGTTGGGCATCAGCGCGGGCGGCGGCGCTGGCGGCTATTCGAGGAAGTTTGCATCTGCCGCGCAGATTGGCACAGGGCAGTACGTCACCGTCGGCGTCGGTGGCGCGCCCGGCGTGATACCTGGATCAGGTGCAGGACCGGGTACGCCGGGCGGCGATACCAGCGTCGGTACGCTTTGTCTTGCCCACGGCGGTGGCGCACCGAATGGCTACTCAGCAGGCCCCGGCGGCGCTCCGGGCATTGGCGATTTTACGGCAGCAGGCGAACCGGGACAGGCCGGGTTTGCCGGTGATACGACGTATCCAATTCAAGCCTCGGGCGGCAGCGGCGGCAGCTCAATCTTCGGCGGCGGCGCTTCGCTCGGAATCGCCTGGGCTGGTTCCGGCGGCTACGTCGCTGCGGTTGATGGGCGCAACTACGGCAGCGGCGGCAGCGGCGCGCACGCTAACAATCAACCAATCGGCTTGAACGGCGGTCGCGGCAGCGACGGCATCTGCATCATCACCGAGTACGGCGCAGCCGCTCCGGGCCCGGCAGGTCCATCAGGTGCGCCTGGCCCAGCGGGAGCGCCCGGCATTCCCGGCCCTCCTGGCCCACAAGGCCCCGCCGGTACTCCTGGTGGCCCTCCGGGCCCCACAGGTCCAGCAGGTCCCACAGGTGCTACAGGTCCTGCAGGTCCTGCAGGTCCGCAAGGCGCGACCGGCGCGACCGGCCCGCAAGGTGTACCTGGCACAGCGGGAGCAACAGGTCCTGCAGGGCCCGCTGGCGTCGGCGTTCCGCCGGGCGGCGGCGCAGGGCAAATGCTCGCGAAGAATACAGCCACCGATTACGACACCGGTTGGCTCAGCCTTGGAACGATGGCGAGCCAAAATGCCAACGCAGTCGCGATTAGCGGGGGCGGCATCGATGGCATCGTTTTTGACGGCGGGCTTTTCTGATGGTCAACACCATCCGCATCAAGCGCCGTGCGGCAGGAGGTGCTGCCGGGCCACCCGCTGGGCTGGCGAACGCCGAGCTTGCTTTCAACGAGCAGGACAACACGCTCTATTATGGCAAGGGCGGAACGCCAGCAGCGGCAGCGAGCGTCATCGCGGTTGTGACTGCCGGTGCCGGTGGTGGCAACGTCTCGAATTCAGGCACGCCGGTCAACGGCCAACTCGCGCAGTGGATCGATGCCACGCACATTCAAGGAATCAACACTTCCATACTCAATATTCCCGCGCCCTCGACGACCACGCCCGCGATGGACGGCACCGCCGCTGTCGGAACCGGCACGACGTATGCTCGTAACGATCACATCCATCCAACCGATACTTCACGCGCATCAACGGCCATTTTTACATCGACAGTGAACGGGCTCGCGCCGTCGAGCGGCGGCGGGACGGTGAATTACCTGAGAGCCGACGGTACTTGGGCAACGCCGCCGGGTGGTGGTGGCGGCATTCCCGATGCGCCGAGTTCGATCACCGATGATTTCAATCGCGCCAATGGTGGCCTGGGCGCAAACTGGACGGATTCATCGGACCTTGCCGTGTCGCAGGGCGGCAGTTTGCAGATTTCGGGCAATCAGGTCGTATCGTCGCCAACCAACATTAATTTTGTTTCGTTCTATAGCGGTGCTCCGTTTCCAAACGACCAGTATGCACAGGCGACAATCATCGGCGGCATTACTGGCTACTCCACTGCTGGCGTCGTGGTGCGACATCAAGGAAGTGGCCGCTCAAGCTTCTATGTGTTCATCGGTTATCCATTAACAACCCCTGCCCAAGTTGCTTATTTTCGTTGCGACAATGGAACCTGGACCGCACTTGCGAGCAATAACGCCCCAGTCAACAGCGGCTCGATCTTAAAACTGCGGGTTGTCGGCAGTACGCTGACCGGCAGCGTCGACGGAGTAGATCAACCAAGTGTCACCGATACGACTTATGCCAGCGGCTTTCCTGGCATTCATTGCCGCAGCGGAGCGGCTGACAATTTCCAAGCCGGGAGTATTATTTATGGCCGCAGCAACAACGCCTGGGTTAACCTCGCAGCAAGCTTTCAGCCGCTCCTCACCCCGGCAGCGTTAACAGCTGTCAACGATACCAACGTCACGCTGACGCTCGGCGGAACGCCAGCAACCGCATTGTTGCAAGCGACCTCGGTCACGGTGGGCTGGACGGGAACGCTCGCCGCGACGCGGCTCAATGCGAACGTTGTTCAAGCTGTCGTCAACGACACCAACGTCACGGGCAGCATTGCGAGCCAAGTCCTCACGCTTGGCTGGACCGGTCTACTCGCGGCGGCGCGCTTCCCTGCGTTGACCGGCGATGTGACGACTGCGGGCGGTGCGCTCGCAACCACGCTTGCGACGGTCAACTCCAACATCGGGACCTTCCAAGGCATCACGGTTAACGCGAAAGGCTTAGTCACCGCTGCGGTGGCGCAAGGCTATCTAACCGCTAACCAGATCGTCACGCTTTCGGGCGATGTCACCGGATCGGGTGCGACGGCCATCACGGCGACCATCGCGCCCAATGCGGTGACCAACGCCAAACTGGCCACAGCTCCACCGAACTCGTTCAAGGCTAATCCGAGCGCCTCAACCGGCAACGTCGGCGACATATCGGGCACTGTGGCGACTGCGATGCTCAATGTATTTTCGAGCACGCTGCAAGGTCTTGTGCCTGCGAGCGGCGGCGGCACGACAAACTATCTGAGAGCTGACGGCACTTTCGCTGCGCCACCTGGAGGCGCAGCTCCAGCGCTGCCGACACAACAGATATTCCTGTCCGGCAGCGGCACTTACACGACGCCAACGTCACCTGTTTGTCGGCGGCTCGAAGTGACGCTGGTTGGCGGCGGTGCGAGCGGATGTAGTGGTGTCGCCGGGACAGCAGGCGGTAATACAACATTCGGCTCGGCAACGGCTGGTGGCGGCGGAGCAAGTCCCAACAATTACACGGCCGGTACTCCTGGCACAGCAAGCGGAGGTACGCAGAACATCACTGGCGGATGGGGAACGGACGGAGGGACGCTTGTTGGGGGCGTGAACTGCGCCGGAAGTCCTGGCGGGGCTACCATCTTTGGTGGTGCTGGCGGCGGCGGGCAGGTTAGGGGAGGCACCAACGCTGCTGCGAACACTGGCGCTGGCGGCGGCGGAGGTTACGCCTCTACTGCTGCTACTACCAATCCTGGTGCGGGCGGGTCCTCCGGTGGCGCTGTAAAGTGGTGGATCAATTCACCCTCCGCGACTTATTCCTATTCTGTCGGCGCAGGTGGAACGGGTCCTGCTGCAGCCCTCAATGTCGGCGCGGGCGGAAATGGAGCGGCTGGCGTCATCATCGTGCGGGAGTTCTACTGAAAAAAAATGCCCGACATCCGCCTCGTCCAGAACGCGATCTTCCCGAACGCGCCAGCGTACTCAGTCACGATGGACTGGTCGCTACTCGGCGATGGCACGCTCGACGAGACCCAGGCGCTTGCCACGGCAGTCATCGTCGCGCTCGGCACCGATGGGCTCGCGGCAATCTCCGATGTCTTGCCGGATCCTGACTCCGTCGACCGCGCAGGCTGGTGGGCAAATTTAGATGCCGAGGAAATCTGGGATGGCTGGGATATCGGATGCAAGCTTTGGCTGTTGAAGCGCGACAAGATCGTCGGGGCCGAATCGATGCAGGGAGCGACGGTGACGCGGGTCGAACATTACATTCGTTCGGCGATCCAGCCGTTCCTCGACCGTCGCATCGGAAGCCGCATGGATGTTTGGGCCTCGCGCGTCGCGCGTGAACAGATCAACGCCGTAGTGCGCATCTATCGCGGGCCATTGTTGGAAATCGAACTGCGCTATCAAATCCTCTGGTCTGAAATTACCGGCCAGCCGCTGAGTGAGTTCTTCACCGGGACGCCGCCGTTCGGCGGTCCATGATCAGCTAGCCTTCGAGACTTTCGATGCCGTGGTCGACGCCCGATCTCAAGACCGTGCGGTCGCTGGTGCGCGATGCCATTCGCGGCAATCTGCCCGGGGCTGATGCCTCCGTGCCGAATAGCGTGCTGCGCGTCATTTCGGATGCAATGGGCGCGCTGTGTCATCTCACGCTTCAATTCGTCGAGTGGCTCTCACTGCAACTTTTGCCGGACAGCGCGGAACATGAATTCCTAGATCGGCATGCGGACATATGGTTGAAAAATGCGGACGGCACGACTGGCCGCAAGGGCGCGACGCTGGCGCAAGGAATGGTGACCTTTACCGGCACTGCAGGCGCGGTCGTACCGTTGTCGACTCAGCTTGGCTACAGCGGCACGACCTCCGCTTATGAGACCACCGAGGTCGTGACAATCGGTTCGGGGCCAACCAATGGGACCGTCCGGGCGCTCGATCCTGGCATCATTGGCAATCGCCTCGAAGGCGACACGCTTACAGTCGGCAGCGTGCTCGCTGGTGTCGATAACGCGGTGACCGTTGTCGATATCAGCGGCGGCGTCGACGAAGAGAACGACGACGATCTTCGCGCACGTGTCTTGCTGCGCATCCAACAGCCACCAATGGGCGGAGATGCCAGGGACTTTGTCGCTTGGACTTTGGCGGTTCCTGGCGTGACGCGTGCGTGGGCCTTTCCGCTAGAGCAAGGCGTCGGGACGATCACCGTTAGATTTATGATGGACGATTTGCGCTCGGCTTACGGCGGTTTCCCGCAGCCCGGCGATGTGGACACCGTCAAGACCTACATCGACAGCGTGCGCCCGGTCGCCGTCAAGGATTGCTTTGTTGTTGCGCCGATCCCGTGGCCGGTTGACGTCGGGCCGATTACCCAGCTCGTGACTGACGATTCCACAACACGAGCGAACATCGTAGCAGCACTTAAGGACGAGATGCTCACATTCGCTCCGGGCGACACCGTCTACCGCTCGCGCATCGACGAGGCGATCTCCTCGGCCGACGGCGAGGAACATCACGAGTTGACCTTCACGACCATAGGGCCGCCGACGAACGGATACTTACCCGTGCTCGGCAACGTCATCTACGAGTGAATGCGCCATGACAATCTCGCTCACACACAGCACCGTCGTCGCCGTTCCAGATGACGCGGTTAGTCCCGTTGGGACTAATGAATGGAATGCCCAGCACAACCTGACGCTCGCTGCGAACCGCATGATGGGGCGGCTGACGAGCGACGGTGCGGCTCAAGAGCTGACTCCGGTGCAGGTAACGACCTTTGTCGCCAGCAGCTCGACCGGCGGCACAGTAAACTTCCTCAGAGCGGATGGGACCTGGGCGGTCCCTCCCACGAATTTAACTCTGACGGTCGGCACAAACCCGATCACTGGTGGCGCATCGGGCAACTTCTTGTTCGACAATGCTGGTGTATTAGGCGAGCAAACGCCGACGCAGGTCACGGCCACGCTCGGTGTCTTTTCGGGTACGCTGAAAGGATTGGCACCGGCGAGCGGCGGCGGCACAACTAATTTCCTTAGAGCTGATGGTACTTGGGCAGCTCCCCCCACCAGCGTGACCTTGGGCGTCGGTTCAAGCCCGATCACCGGTGGCGCTTCGGCAAGTTATCTCTTCGACAACGGAGGCACGCTCGGCGAGCAAACCCCGGTGCAGCTCACCGCCGCCCTCGGTCTGTTCACCGCAACGCTCAAAGGCCTGACGCCAGCGAGCGCGGGCGGCACAACGAATTTCCTCAGAGCCGACGGCTCGTGGGCTGCGCCGCCGCCAGCGGGTTCCGGTGTCCAATCGCTCAACGGGCTGACCGGCACGCTCTCGGTTGTTGCTGGCACTGGCATTCTCGTTTCAGCGGCAACCGGCAACATAACCGTTAGCGGTGTGGTGTTCTCGCCTACGCTCAACGGTGACGTGCCCGCGAGCGGCGGCGGCACCACGAATTATTTGCGGGCTGACGGCACTTGGAATCCACCGCCGTTGCCTGTCGTGGTTGGAGCCGGACAGTGCCGATTGAAATTTCAGAGCGCAACGCAAATTGTTTTGAACCGCCAGGACGGCAGCAAGCTAAAAATAAATGGCGCGCTCTACGACATTCCATCCGCTGGAGTGTCAGCAAACCCGACAAGTTGCTTTCTCAATGGCGTTGCCTCTCAGGCGCTCGTCGCCGGGACCACCTACAACGTGTTTGCCTGGATGAACGGGGCCACGATGGCCCTGGACTTCAGCGCGACGGCGCACGTGAGCGACACGACGGCCGGGAACGATGGTGTCGAGGTCAAATCCGGCGACTCGACGAGGTCTCTGGTGGGCAAGGTCTACGTGTTTGCCGGTCCCGCTTTCAACGACGCGCCCACGCAACGTGGCGTGCTCAGTTGGTTCAATCGTCGCCAGCGTGTCGTGCAAGCCAATGCCATCGGTCTCAGCACGTCGAGCACATCTTGGACTCAGGGCAATCCGCAAGTTTTCTTCCTGGATTGGGGAGACGAGGAAGTTTGGTTCGAGGTTTCGGGCAACACCTACAACACGAACATAGCCTCTTGTTACACGATGATCACGATGGACGGCACAACCAATGTGCTGGGCTACGACAGCGAGGTCGGCATGGCCGCGCCCAACACCAGCACAGCGGTGGCGGCGAGCGGTGCCACTCGAGTCAGCGAGGGCATCCATAACTTCTGGACGATGGTCGCCGTGAACGGCGGCACCGGATTCTGGAACGTCGTCTCGACCGCAACATTCTTCGGCTGATCAATGCCCGGTGTCTTTCAAGAGAATATTTTCCAGGGGAATGTCTTTGATGTCTGGCATTTGCCGACCAAGCTGCAGACCATTGAGCCCACTTGGGACACTTACATCCGGCGCATCGGTTCTGATTACAGCCATCAATTCCTGACGCTATTGCCGCAAGGCCAGGCATGGCCGAAGACGCCTGGATCGGTTCTCTACGATGTCGTTCTCGGGCTGTGCGACTACTGGGGCTATGTCGATCAACGCGCGGGTGACCTGCTATTGGTCGAAAGCGATCCGCGCACCACTAGCGAGCTGCTGCCCGACTGGGAGCGAAATTGGGGCTTGCCGGATCCGTGCTGGGCATCGCCCACCACCGACGATGAGAGGCGCAAAGTACTCGTCGGTTGGATGACGATGCTCGGCGGGCAGTCGCGCCAGTTCTTTTATGACATCGCGCAGTTTCTCGGCTTCCCGATTAAAATTCACGAGCACGCACCGTGGATGTTCGGCATCAGCGTGTTCGGCATGACCGACGACGGCTATGGCGGCGTTAAATGGGAGATCGGTCAACCAGAGATACGCTTCTACTGGACGATAGAGTACGACGATATCCCCTATGACTGGTGGCAGTTTGGCGTCGCGGACTTCGGCGATCAGCATCACCTCATCATCGATATTCCTTTCAATAGAGAATGCATCTTCCTGCGCTGGAAGCCTGCACAAACCGCGCTGATCTTCGATTTCTCGCAGGGCGGCACGACGTTTGCCGCGAGCGAACTACAAACCTCGCCGAATGATGTGCCTGATCTTGGCTCGCTGCCGCCGATCGATTCCCCCGGTTATCCGCCTACGCAAGGGCCGATGCCAATAGCAGCCTGAATGATGAAGGAGCACGAGTCATGAAATATTGGGGACCATTGAACAGCACGGGCGGCATTAACGGCAACGACAGCTATGTCAACGGTAATCCGTCGATTGGCGTGCAAGGCTCGATCCCGTCATTCCACGGCTTTGAGCAAACGTTGCGCGAGCTTCAGAACCTTGTCATTGATGGCGGCTACACGCCGGACCCGACCATCAACGGTTCGCAGGTCGCGCAGTCGGTCCAGTCGGGCAAGGTCATCTACGGCGTCGATACCGGTAGCGCCGATGCAATGGTATCGACGCTCACGCCCAATCCTGGCCTCTACATGACCGGGCTCACCGTGCGGATTTTGAAAACCAGCTCGACCAATCTTACGACCACCCCGACGCTCTCGCTCAATGGCATGGGCGCGCAGTTCATCCGCCGTCGCAACGGTCTGCCGGTCGCCAAGGGTGACCTTGTTCCTAACGGGCTTTATGAGTTTGCCTACGACGGTACGCAATTCAGGACGATGGCTTTTCTCGCCAGCGACATGAACGACTACATTCTGCCGCCCGCAACAATCTGGGTCCGCATCGATGGCAACGATGCCAACGACGGCATGGCGAACAATCCGCAGCACGCGCTGCTGACGGTTCAAGCTGCGATCAACATGATCGTGCAACGGTTCATCGCGGCGGGCCGCACCATCACCATCCAGTTCGGCGTGGCCGGGACCTACACCGGCACATGGAAGGTCCCGCAGACGCCCGGCATTCTCACGATCATGGGGGACATCAACAACCCATCCAACTACATCTGCCAGGCTGGCGGGTCCGCCGCCGACACTGCCGTATTCGCGTCAACGTCCGCGTCGGTATTTCTCCGCGGTTTCACGATGGTGAACACAGGCGGCGTGACCAATACACTCGCAGCCATCGGCAGCGCGCAGCTCGACATCGCCTATTGCAACTTCCGCGCCTCGACGAGCATGGCAGCATACGCCTGGATCGTCTCGCTGCCGGGCAGTTCGATCTTCATCGATGGGCCGATATTGCTCGATGGCACGACCGGCGGCATCAATGGTTCATGCCTCGATGCAGAAGGCGGGAATCTGTACACACAAAATGCAACCTTCACGCTGACGAGCACGCCGCCGCGTTTCACCTACTTCGCGAGGTGCGTGAACAATGGCCAGATGAACTTCTACGGAACCACCTTCACGGGTGCGACCGGCGATTCTGGAACCTCAAAGTATTGGGCCAATCTTAATTCCGTTATCCAGACAAACGGCGCAGGGGCTGGCTACTTGCCCGGTGGACTTGCAGGAACCCCAGCACCAAACACGGCCGACCCTGCCGCCCATGGCGCTTGGTACGTGTGAGGAGAAATCGCAATGGCTGGACCCGCATTCTTCGCTGGCCAAATGAACATCGCCAAGAATGCCGATTGGATCGCTGGCTTTCAGCTTACTGATGGCGTGAATCCAATTGATCTCACCGGCAGCGATTTTCGTATGTTTATCCGCAAGAACGACGACGACAACGAGGCAACAGTCACGGTACAGACACCGGACGATGGTATCCAGCTCGACGATGCGCACAACGGCATGTTCAGCATCGTCATTACACGCGCCAAGCTCGCGCGGCTCTTTCCTGGCAACTACGTGTCCGATCTCATTCGCTATCGGCCCGACGGGGCCGCCGAACGGCTCTGGGATGCGAGCCCAGTCGCAGTCGTTGAAGGCACGACCCGAGCGGCGTCGGACGTCATCACTGGCGCATCTCCTTTCGCGAGCAAACAATGACGATCATTGATCCAGGTCCGCACTACATCCTCGTCATGCCGCCGCAGGGGCCGCGCGGCGCTCCTGGACCCATTGGACCCATCGGCCCGCAAGGAAGCGCGGGTCCTATCGGCCCGCAAGGCGCGGTAGGGCCAACGGGCCCACAGGGCACTCAAGGCGCTGCTGGCAACGTATCCGTGACCGGCACAACGCCGGTTGTCGGCAATCTTGCCAAATTCAGCGGTGCGACCAGCATCACCGACAGCGGCGTCGTCGCCATGCTGCTGGCTTCCGGCACTGTGCTGCAATCGAAATCGGCGACCTACGCGCTCAATGCCGCGCTGATTGGCACCATCCCGCTGGACGATACGCCGCCGCAGAACACCGAAGGTTCACAAATCCTTTCGGTGTCCATCACGCCGTCGAACGTCAACAACAGGATCAGAGTACGCGGCCACGGCTGGGGGGCCGCAGACACCTCCTCGGTGGCGATCTACTCTGTCTTTTCCTCGCTCTCGGCCAACGCGATTGCAGCCGGTGCATTTTTCGGCGCGACGATGCTCAACAACTTCCAGGGCTTTTCTTTCAACGTCGAGCATGTGCCAGGTGTCATCACCCCGGTCACATACAGCGTGCGCTGCGGGCTTAGCGGCGGCGGCAATCTGCGGCTCAATGGCTCAACGGGCTTTCGATATTTCGGCGGCGCGTCGGCCGCGTATCTGATCGTCGAGGAGCTGCAGGCGTGAGCAACGGTCCCATTCCCGTCAGCGGCTACGGCGAAGCAGAGATCAATCCCGCTGCCACGCAAGGGCCGCGCGGCATTCAAGGGCCGCAAGGGCCGCCAGGTCTTGTCGGCACCGTCGGCCCGACCGGCGGCAAAGGCGTCGACGGGGCGCAAGGACCACCAGGGCCACAAGGCGCGCCGGGCGTGATGAGCATCGTGACGCCGGTCACCGTGGGCCATGTCGCGCGCTTCTCTTCGCCGACGACGCTCGATGACATCGGACTGGGCGTCGTTTTTCAGAGCGGTTATGTCGTCCAGAGCTTCTCGGCCGTCTATAAGCTCGCCGATGCAATTGCGGGAATCATTCCACGCGATGATACGATTCCGCAGAACAACGAAGGCACGGAACTCCTCGGCATTACGATTGTGCCGAAGCTCACTACCAGCAAGGTCCGGTTGTTCGGCGTAGGCTTTGCCTATTTCATCGATAACTCGGTTGCTGGCAATTGCGGCATCTGGGCCGTGTTCTCATCCGGTTCCGCGAATGCCTTGAATGCCGGGATGTTTTTCACGACGGCCATCAACAACACTGCGACGCAGGAAGGCGGCACCGGCTTCGTGTTCTATGCCGAGGACTCTCCCGCTGGCGCGCAGAGGCAATACACGCTTCGCGTCGGTGCGAGCGGGTCCAACTGCATACTGCGGATGAACTCGACGACGCAGACGCCTACGCCATTCCATGCCTTTGGAAGTGCGGCCGGGACCTGGATGACGGCAATGGAGATTGCGCCATGAGGATTGTCATATCCGCCGGACACTCAGCCATCGTGCGTGGTGCCGATGGACCGGATCCTTGGGGCTTGGATGAATACGATGAAAATGTGCGAGTGACACGTCGTGTCGGCGAGCTGCTCAATGCCGCTGGCGTGAGCTGCGACATCGTGATCGATTCGCACAGCACGAACCAAGACCAGAATTTGAATTGGCTGATCTCCGAGCACAACAAGCGCACGCGCGATAGGGACGTCTCGATCCATTTCAATCACGACGGCGACACTGACGGCACTCGCGGGGTCGAAGTCTACTACGGCTCCGACCGCGACCTGGCCGCAGACATCTCGGCTGAGATTGCAATCGCATCCGGTTTGACAGACCGGGGCGCAAAAGATGGCACTCATTTGAGGTGGGTCCGCGAGACCGAAATGCCAGCTCAACTAATCGAGGTCGCGTTCGTAAATGCACGCGGCGACGTCGACCGCTATCAGCAACATTTCGAAGACATCGCACGAGCGATAGCACAGACCATCGGCGGCGTTGTGATCGGCACCGAGCCGCCGCCGGTAGGTCAGCGGCCCGAACGTCCGCAGCGGCCCGAGCGCGTGCCAATCGATGAGCGGCCGACGCTGCGGCAGGGTGATAGCGGCGACGATGTCGTCGACATGCAGAGAATGATTCCAAGGTTTACGGGGGAGTTTGACGGTGATTTTGGACCGACAACTTACGAGAATGTTGTACGTTATCAGCGTTCGCGCGGCCTCGAAGCTGACGGCATTTGTGGACCGCTTACGTGGGAAGCACTATACACGCACAAGCTCCCCGTGCCGCCGCCACCGCCGCCGCCCGGCGCGCTCACGCCCGACCAGCAAGTAATCGTCATGCGCATCGCCAACGGGAGCGAGATCGCGGACTACAGTTGGCCCGATCGCGGCGTCGCGCCAACAGGGTTCACTCAGGGCATGGCGCTATCGTTCGCGCAAACTTACAAGAAGCTCAAAGCCGATCATCCTGCAGCGGTCGAGATGGCGAAGGCGCGCACTGATTCCGACAAGGACGTGCTCAACTTGTGGCGCGAAGAATTCGAAGACGAAGACATGTCGAACGAGACAGCTGGCATCGATACGCTGCGGCATCTCTATGCATTCATGCTCGGTAGCGGAATGAGAGAAAGTAGCGGGCAGCACTGTGTGGGAAGGGATACATCTGCGGGATCGTCGAGCCAAAGCTCGGACACGTGCGAAGCCGGGGCCTTTCAAACGAGCTATAATGCGAGCAACGCCAGCAATCCTGAATTCGATAATCTGATGGACGAATATCTGGAAGGCTTGTCGCCGGGATATCTCGATGCATGGAGCGAGGGCGTGTCATGCTCGTCAGCAGATTGGGAAAACTACGGCAGCGGTCGCGGCGCGGACTTTCAGGCGTTATCGAAAAACGCCCCTGCGTTTTCTGTCGAAGCGCACGCGCTCACGCTGCGAAACTTGTGCAATCACTATGGCCCGGTCATTCGATTCGAGGTCACACTCAAACGCGAGGCCGATGAGATGTTCAAGGCCGTGGAGGATTACATGAATGAGAGTGAGCCGGAAATCGCATGATGCAATGGTGGCGTTCGCTTCCAGCTTGGCGGCAAGTATTGATCTCGGCCGCGATCTTGGCGCTGATCATCGCGCTGTTCGTGCTATTCTTTGATCTGATCGAGCAATGAAGCTTCTTGAAGATATGTCGATCGGTCATCGCGTGGCGCTGACGATGATCATCGTGCTCATCATCCTATTTGCGCTCGCCGCCTACGGTTTTTTCAGCGGGGCGTGGGATCAAGCCGAGGGCGCGCAAGGACCGCGTCTGCAATCGGCGATCCCCGGCGAGCCCGCGTCGACCTGGGACAGTCGGATGTTTGCGCTCGACCGCGAGGCACTCGACGACGCTTACAAGGAGCACGTCAAGCATCTGTTTCTCACGATCCTTCGCGCGGGTGATCCAGGGGCGGGTGAACGCGCCATCGTTGGCGCTAAAAACATGCGTAAGTATTACGTCAAAATCCAAGATGCCATCGACGCGCGTGAGAAAGCATCGCAAGAGGAGTTGGAACGAAAAAAAGGCCAGCGGCCATGACTCCCGGTGTCGGTCACGAGGCAGGCGAGACCGCGCGCACGGTGGTCGAGGCGTTGAAGTCGACACCGGCAATGCTTGCGCTGGTGATCTTCAATCTATTGTTCCTCGGCATGGTGACGTACATCCAGCACACCAACGGCGAGCGTTGGCAGGAGCTGCTCAAAGCAACGCTTGAGCAATGCGGGCCGAAATCATGAGAGATGAGTTTTGCACAAGCTAAAGAAACGATCTTGCCAAAGCCGTCGTAATACGCTTGCAATGAAGTCGTTGCAGCGTAGTCCCTGCGTACCGATTCCCGTCAACATCACTGACCTGTAAATAGGAGACCTAACCATGGCAGGTATCCCTGTCACTATCGTCGGCGAGTTATCCTACAGCGGCTTGAGCGTTGGCTATCCGTTGCCGCCCGCAGGAGGTGGCGGCCAGCCGCCCGGCATCTGGGGCCCACCCGGTCCTTGGCCGCAACCCCCGTTCCATCCCGGCGGACCCCCTCCTGGGATTTGGCCACCGGCTGGCGTTGTGTCCCCACCGATTTATTATCCGCCCAGCATCTCAGGACCGCCCGGCCCGTGGCCGAGCCCGCCCATCCACATCCCGCAGCCGCCGCCCGGAGTAGTCAGCCCACCGATCTACTATCCGCCGGTAATCTCGGGACCGCCCGGCCCGTGGCCACAACCGCCGTTCCATCCCGGTGGGCCACCGCTCGGCATCTGGGGAGGTGGCAACGTGCCAATGCCAACGCCGCCGATCTATTTGCCGCCGGGAACTATCCCTGGCGTGCCGGAACACCCGATCTACATCCCGCCGAGTTCGGGGGTGCCGGGAGTACCGGCGCATCCAATCGTGATCCCGCCGGAACCCGAGAAACCGACGGTGCTGGAGAACTGGGACGTTAAGACTTACTGGAGCCCCGCCAGCGGCTGGGGCGTAGCGGTCGTGCCGTCGGAGACCCATCCCGGCACACCGACACCAAGCAGGTAAATGAACGATCAGGGGTACGCTGCAACCCTTGAGGGCTTCATCGCTCGTGTCGGCGATCTGGCAGACAAACTTCGCCAGGCGTCGAACGCGAGCGATGAGCTTGAGCTTGATGATTTGATCAACGAGCTAACCGAAGAGATGGAGCGAGCGGCCGACTTCATCCAGACGAGCAAAGGGAGAGAGCTATGACCCTTGGTCTCTGCTACTGGATCCTCATGCTTGTGTGGTTGGTCTTCGGCCTCTTGACTCACTTCGGCATGGTCGCGGGCACCTATGCGGTCAGCGGCAATGCCGTGCTGCTGTTCATTCTGTTTCTGCTTTTGGGGTGGCAGGTTTTTGGGCCGCCGTTGCACCGATGAGGCGCTGCCCGATAGACTGACTGAGTCTCTGTCTAACGTCCCAACTTAAGCCCGGCTGGAACGTCGTCCACAGCCGGGTTATTTTTTGAAAGGAAGGTGATGCCAAATGCGACGGGCCGAGGAGGCACTCGAAGATCCTGACCCTGAAGACGAGAGCATAAAAAGAAGGGCTGCAGCTCGTAAAGCTGCAGCCCGTTTTGTTAGTGAGTTTCCCGGATATGCTTCACGGCGGCAGCACCTGAGAGCGGCATCTTGCGCCGCTTGCCCGTCAGCTCGGCTTGGCGGACTTCCTTCTCGACCGCCCGGCGCTCGGCACGCTTCTCGGGCGAACGCGGATCGGGCAAGGTTTGTAATCGCCTCGCCCGATCCTCCTTGCCTTGCCCTGCACAACCTAGCCGCGCCCCACCTTGCGGTGCCAGGCCCGGCCGCGCCACAGGCTCATTATCTCGCGCCAAAGAAGCGGGAATGTCTAGCCCGTCGGTCAGTGTGGGTTCCGGTGGTTTCGGCGTTGCGAGCGCTCGCTTCGTCTCTCGTGCGAGTTCTCGCTTGCGCCAGCGTCGGAGCCGAACCAGCTCCTCGGCGGACTTCCGCAGCATGATCACTGCGGCCTCTTGCTTAGCCTCCCACCGCGCGATGTCACGGTTCACTTTCTCACCCTTGCTGAGTTTCACTTTGCGTGCCATGGTCATCTCCTAGGACACTCCTGGGAAGAACTTGGCCCGGCTTGCTTTTGCCGGTCGGGCCCTCTTGTTGCCGTGTCCCTCCTACGCAACGGCAGCGAGTGTAGCAAATCGACTTTCTGGATTTTCCGACTCAGCATGAGTCGCGTGCAAGAAACCCGCATGGCATGCGGGCTCGAGTTGGCATTTTCGGAAACTTGACTCAGGCGCGACGCGGACAACTCGCGCGCCGATGCGAGAACGCACCGTGAAATGACGCGCGTTTGCTGGGCAAACTTTTTTTGCGAACTTACTTTTTAGGATCGCGCTCGGGATGCTCTCTCAGCAGCTTGTCGAGCAGCGGGTCGTCGGAGATTTTGCCCGCGACCGGATCATCCCAGGTTCTTGAACGACCATTGTGATGATTGACTTCCGGCTTGGGCCCGCTCGGCATCTTCTTCGCGGGCGGCGGATCCTGTGGAGGCTTTTCGTCTTCGTTCATTTTTGCTTCTCTCCCGGTTGCTCATCTCCCGATAATACTGATCACAAAGATCGAGCCAGTCTTCGCGTGATGCTCCCCACTTGATTGCGGTGGCAGTCGCGAGATTGATCACTGCGCGCATGACCAAGACGAGCGCTGAATCTTTATCGATGTCGACTCGCTTGCAAGTGTCGAAAACGTCGTCGACGAGCCAGATCAGGCGATTGCGGAAATGCCGGGCGAGGTCCTGGTAGAGCGGATTGTTGCGGTGGCTTGTCATCGGCATTCCTTTTCAGTTAATCAGGCAAGGCGTGGCAAGGCGGGGTGCGGCCCGGCGGGGTACGGCGGGGCTTGGCGGGGTGGGGCCTGGCACGGCGAGGCAAGGCAGGGATTTTTTATCCATTGAGTTTCATGGGTCGAGTGCGTCCTCTTTGTCGCGGGTGAACGGTGCACCTTCCGGCTTCGGCGGCGGGCTCGCACGCAGCCCGCGTCCGGCCGGTCTGGCCGACGGGGCCGCCGGGACCGGGCTGATCGACGGCGGTGGTCCTGCGGTGCGAGCCCTTGGTGTGGCCGCTGGCGCGGCAATCGGTGGCGGTGGAGGCGGAGGTAGCGCTGCCATCGGCGGAATGAATGCACGATGCCGCCAGGGCAACGGCGCGGCCAGGACCAGCGGGCAGATGCTGCCGTAGCAGGGCACGGGGATCACTGGAAAAATTGCACCGCTTGCCGAGACAATGACTTGCGGATGAGCGCGGCCATCGCGGCCGATGTACGGGCCCGGTCCCTGCTGCGCCTCTGCGGGCCCGATCCAGGCGATGATAAGAAATGCCAGCATCATCGCCAGATAATCGGCGATTGCTTGAAACCAGTCGTCTTTCATTCGGGGAACATCCATTGTTGAACTGGCATCATTTCGATCATGTTGCTGAAGGCCAGCGCCTCGCGCCAATCGTTGCGGTTGCGGCCCTCGCGGCGAGCGGCATAGGACCAGGCCATGCTGTCGGCGCTGTGCAGGCACCGCTGCACCAGATCGCTGCGCAGTGACGTGGTCTTGAGCCCGAAGCCGTGCAGGCGCAGGTCCGGCCGCCTGATCTTGATCGCGGTGAGAATTGCCTCGACCTGGTACGGTGCGCCGTTGCGCTTGCACAACGTCCCGACGCCGACATAGGCCCCGGGCGCGAGACGGTCGCCGTAGATTTCGAGGTGCTGGAGATAGTGCTCGACGCGGAAACCTTGCAGCACCGGAATGATCTGGACGCGCGAAAGCGCGAGGAGCTGGTCGTAGCGGTCGATGGTGAGACGTTGATGTTCGCCGATGGTCAGGCCGGTTCTATCGAGGATCAAGCTCTCGCACATGAAGTCCTGCGCGACCACGGCGGTGAGCCCGGGATCGAAGGCAGCGATGCGATTGACCAGCTCGGCATAGGCCTCGACGCCCTGGCGGTAGCGACCGTGCGTCTGCAGCTCGGTGAACGCGCCTGAGTCCATGATCCAATCAGGACAGCCAAGCGGCACGCGGCGCGTCCGCATCCGGTTCGCGCTGATGAAGGCATGGGCGAAATGCTTCGCCTGCCAGGGCTTGTGAAGACCGGTGTAGAAGATCATCGGATGATCAGTCCCAAGTGCAGCAGATAGCCAATGTAACCGGCCACCACGATGCCGACCGCGATCATTCCGGCAATGTCCCATCTCACAGTCTAGTCCTTCAATCCGATTCGGGCGCGGTTGCGCGCGACCTGGGCGGAATATGCTCCGGTGGTCGCAGCTCGGTCGACCAGCACGACCTCGGCAAGCGGCAGCATGCTTACCCAGCCGGTATCCTCCCATCGAACCTGGACGAACGCGCCGTGATGGATTGCCTCGACGCGGCCGACGTGACGGCCATCGATCTCGGTCACGCGGTCGCCGCAGCCGAGCTTCATCCAGTCGCCAACGCAAGGTCTGGTCATGACTTGTCCCCGCTTTTAATGGGCCGCGTGATTTCTTTGGCGTCGAGCAGCTCGACGGCCTCGACGCTGCCGTAGCGCTGATAACGCCGCATGACATTCTCGGCGAGCTGCCGGGAGCCAGCCCATTCGCTGCGGCTGAACGGTGGCCAACCCGTCGGCCACATCTTGCTCGGCAGTTGCTCCTTGAAATGGATAATCACCGCGTGGGTATAGGTGCGGCTCTCGGTCTGGCGCGTGTGCAGCCTGCCGGTGCGGTCGGTGACTTCGTATTTGCGCCTCATTGGCTTTGCTCTCCAAGTTCGAAAAACCAGCGGTCACCGCTTTTGTAGACGATCTGCTCGCGCTCCCAGGCCCCATACTTCAATCGAGATTTCCTTGGGCGTGATCTTGATGGTGATGGTCTTCGCGCCGCGCACGATCATGGTGTGCAGCTCGCGGGCCCACGGCAGCGTCTCGCCGAAGTCATCGCCGCCGACGAGATCGCGCGCGCGGTTCCACCAATCTGTGTCTTTCTTTGGATTGCAGCCCTGCGCATGCGCGACGAACGAGCGCGCGCCCAGCTTGTCTTCACCACCTGCGACGATGTCGCGCGGCTGGCCATTACTCATGAGATAAATGCCATCATCGTGTACGAGAATGACACTCGGTGCGGTGGCCTCGCTGTAGGTTGGGTTGCTTTCGGCGTCATAGCCGGTGAATAGCCGCCCCTGTCGCGGTGAGCCAATCGAATGCTCGACCACGCGGCGAACGTCGGCGGCGTCGAATACAAGCTTGCTCATTGGTTGTGCTCCTCGATGCTGCGACGCAGGGCGTCCATCAGGTTGACGGTGCGGGGTTCATTCTGCCGCAGTCGCTCGATCTCCTTGTGGTTCTCGGCATTCCAAGCAGCTTGCCAAGCTTGGCGTAGCCGCTGATCGCGGAATGGATTGTTCTCGGGCCACAGACCGGCATGAAAGGCGCGATAACCGAGTGTCTGGGCGGTGGCGAGTGCTTCAGTCATATTGGTGATCACTGCTTCCTCCTGAAGACGCGCTTAACATCAGCATCGCTGAGCTTCGCGACTGGGAAGAACCAGCCATGACGTTCAGCAGGGAACCAAAGCGTGCCATCGGGCGCAAAGAACGAGCCATCGTCGTTGCATCCGATCTCTGTGTCCTTGCCGATCTCGCGCATGAGATCGTCGACGTGGCGTTCACCTGGGAGGACTTTTTTCTTGCGGGCCATGTCACACCTCCACTTTGGCTTGCGCGACATCACAGATTTTGCCTGCCTTCGTCCACGCCTTGATCAGCTCGCGGTCTTCACCGAGGGCGTTGTAATTGGCGCGGATGTGGTCGGCCTTCTCGTGACAGATGAATGCGAGATCGAGCAGCACGGCGTGGACGCTGCTGGCGTCAACCAACTCCTCAAGAGCGGCGGTCAGATTGTGGGTTTTCATTTTCGCATCCTCCTTGTGTCGCCATGTGTGCTCGTCGGAAAACGTATCCGGCTCGTCGGCGTCTGCGGTTCGAAGATTCTCGCGAAAGGCGTGGAAGCCATGCTCGCGTTCGAAACAACGGGGACACGATTTCCAATATTCGGCGCAGTACTCGCAGCCGCATTCGCACTTCGTGTAGAAGTGATCGGGATGCGTCTTACAACGATGGTTCATGACATCACCTCTTTGCGTTTGCGAGAAATTGCTGCACGGCTGTTGGTCGCGGCGCGATGTTGTCCGTGCACGCCCACACCAAGGCGACGACCCAGCCCAAGAACGTCCAGCCCAGGAATAGATTGAGCATCCCGATGGCGAGCGCGTTGCGGTGCAATCGGCCGCGCGCGACCAGCGTCGGCAAGAAATAGCCGAGCGCGAGAAGCGCCCAGAACATCAGCGAGGAGAAAATGCCGCTGATGGCATTCGTATCGTGCGCTGCGCTTAGCGCCTTCATCCCGGTCGAGAGAACCGCAAGCACCGCGATCAACGCGACCACGAATGCGACTGCCTTAAGAGCGTCTCTCATGGCGTCACCTCTTCGATTGTCACTTCCCACGGGCAGCACGCCATCTCGGCGTCCTCGGGATTCTCGTCCAGGTCGGATTCGTCATCGAGGCCCATGTCGTGCGCGTTGTCGGCACAATTGTCGGCGACGTCTTTCGCGATGTCGCGCAGATGATCAGGCAATTGCCACGCATGTTCGAAGTCAGGCGTCGGCTTGCCGAGAACGTCGAGCAGTTCGGTTAACTGAGAAAGCTTTTCGCTTCCCAAGAGCCCGGCGTCGTCGCGCTCATTTTCCCACATGCCCTCCGCCATGCTGATGAAAGCACCGGCGGCTTGCGGGCGTTTGAATTTGATGGTGATCATGATCGGTCCTCCTAGCCAAAGATCACGATGTCGCAGAAGTCCGGCAACGTACCGTCGTCGCCGTTCTTGAAAACCTCCATGCCGCGTTGTTGCAGCATGGCCTTGATCATTTCGATTGCGCACCTGGTAGTGTGACCTTCCGGGGACGCGGTGTCGGTCTCGGTTGCCTGGCGCACCAATGCTTCGAGTGCAACCTCGAGTCCTTGGCGCGTACCAAGCTCACCGGCCATGTGATAGTTGGGCTCACCTTGCATGGTGATAGCCATCAATTCTTCCATCGTAGGCATTTGCGAACCTTTCATGTTGCGGGTGGTTGCCGTTCATGCCCAGCGCGAAAGAAAGGTAGCGGCCTTCTCGTGGTGGGCATGGGCTGCAATCAGCCACGTGTCTTGCGGTATTCCTTCCACGCCTCCTTTCGGCGTTCGGTGGTGATCTTCAGGAAGTCCGGGACAGCCAGCTCGCGTTCGAGCGGCAAATAATCCTCGGGCCTGGCGTTGGCCCAACCATCACGCGACAAGCGCGACAGCTCGGCGACGATTTGCGACTTACGCTTTTTGGTCATGACACTCCTCGCGATACTTCTCTTGTGATCCATGCCATCGCGCGCCACACATGAAGCATTCGAAAAAACCACCGCCCTTGTGCATCACGCGATTATCGCCACACTCGACGCAACGATGCTCGTTGCGAACCTTCAAAGCTTTCTCTGCCTTGCCCATTTCAGTACACCTCGCGGTCGGCCCGAATGACCGGGCACATGGAATAGGTCCCATTGGGTTTGCAGCATTCGACGTTGTCGCGCATGTAGATGCCGCGCTTGCTGGTCTCACCGTATTGCTCGATGGTGAGGGTCTTCGCGGTGCGCGCGACGATCTTGTAACGGTAGACGGTGTCGTAGTCGCACATCGAACGCGTGCAGTAGGTCTTGCCAATTTCGAACTTCATGACACTTTCCCTTTCGAAATTTTGGCGGAGGTGAGTTTGCCTCGCTGCACTCCGCCCAGATCGCACACGCATCACTTCAGGCGACCTGCTCAGCTCGTGAAACCTGGGTGAGGGCCGAACCGGTTATTTGCAGGCCACCAAGATGCTACCGGTCGTCGCGTGGCCGTCACTGTTCTCGGCCCTCGCCGAGGGGCCCGATTGTCTCCGGGCCTGGAGGCGTCCTATTTCGAGGCGTCGGACGCTCTGCCTGTTGCTTGACCGCCTCGGACGCCCCGCCCCGTCGGGGAACTCGAACCTCAACGGAGGTTCTTGAAGTCTTGGGCCGATCCTTTTCAGGGGACCCGGGGATAGGCGACCGAAGCGGTCGTTCTTCCTACCCCCCGTATATGGGCATTCCGTACACGTGTACAAGATGCTCACATAGCAGCTATGCGGTCGGGATGGGGCCCAAGTGGCTGAGACTGTTCTGTAATTCGGCCCATAATCCAGGGTCTTTCCGCACCGTTGCCAGCAATTCCGTGAGGATCGCCACCGGGCGGGGGATCGGCAGCGCGCCCCGCGCGTAGCGATTGACGGTGCGGAAATCGATGCCGATCAGCGCGGCGAACTGCGGCTGACTTAGGCCGAGCGCATCAATATGCTTGCGAAGTTGCCGCCCTGTCATTCGTGCTGTCATGAATCACCTCTAATCGTTTGCGCCGCGCCCGCAGCGCGCCGGTCTTCGTGCGATGAAAGCTCACACGCACGCCGTCGAAATCATGCAGCGTGTAGCCGCTCTTGAACGGCACGATGAGGAGCTGGCTCAAATGTTTGCGCTCGTTATTCATAGGTCCCAGACCTGCGATGCCGACGGCGGAAGCCTCGGTTGATGGCGATTGCACTCACGGCATTGATGCTGATACCGAACTCGCTGGCGATGTCGCGCACCTTTCGGCCTGCCTCATAGGCACGAGCGACCCGCCAGCGCTGGCTCTCGGTCAAGACATAAGAGCCCTTGATCATTGCCCTCATGTCCGGCCTTCGCCCAACTCGGAGCGGGGGACCGCCCGGGGTGTCAATTCGACGGTCCCCACACTCCTCCCTTCGCAGGCAAAGACGCGACGAAAACCTGCGAAGCTCTTGCCATCGGCGATAGCATGCCAGGTAACGACGATGGCGAATGCGAGCGCGAGCGCAACGAGCGCTTCCAGCCCGACGATGACGGCCTGGCGTTTCATTCGTGTTCTCTGATGGCGTTTGCAACACTATCGAGTGCATCCGAGATCGCCGTGAATTTGCGGCAGATATCGTGGCCGAGGGCAACGATTGCCTCGCTGGTGGCCGTCATATCGGTCACCTCGATGGCACGTCCGATCTTGAGCAGCGCAATTGCAATGGCAAACTGACCATTGCCATCGGCGGCCCATCTCTCCCACTCGCTTGGAACCGAGATCATTTTTTCCTCAACATCTCTGCTGTCGGATAGGTAATGCCTTCGCCGAACTTCCATTCCATATTGGTGCAGTCGCCGCCATCGGTGACAATGATGCGCGCGAGATGTCCGCGCTTGGCCATATTGCTTTCGGTCCATTCCCTGAACGTCCGCACCGCTTCCTCGGCTTTGATCCAGCGCTTGACGTATTCATACGTGCCGCCGGGATAGAACACGCAAACAGAGAACTCGTGTCGGTCCTCGGTCATGGGGCCTTCTGTCCTATTTGCGAGGCCGCGATGATCTTCATCTCGACCAGTTTATTGTCGTCGCGCAGACAGTAGTGGCAGATGATGTGCGGGTTCGGGATGATCGCGTCGACCACGTCGGCGGTCTTATCGCAGCGTGGGCACCACGCATGGATGCGATACAGCGGTTTGTTCATGGCAGCTCGCTCTCGTCGCAGGCCTCGTAGGCATCGGGCGCGGGCACAATGGGCTCGAGTCCATTCTTGATGCGCAGCGGATTGACGCGCTCGACGCACGCTTCGCAGATCGGCTCGCGCGTGCCGGTTGGGCTGATGTTCGCGGGCACCGACGGCACCCGCATCGGATTGTAGGAAAAGATTCGGCCGCAGCCGAAGCAGCTCGACGTGCAGAATGCGTAGCCCATTTTTAATCCCCCACTTCTAACAACCGTGTTCGGTTCAGGCGTTGCCGCAGCTTGCGCATGGCGGCGGCCTTCTTATCGTGCGGGCCCGCCGCGCGCGGATTGAACCGCGAATAGCTTTCGTGTCGGCTGGCGGCACGGTTGAGTGCTTCGAGCAGCAGCTCGATCTCGTCGGCGGTGAGTTCCAGTTTCATGTCGCCTCCTTTGCGAGCCAGCGATAGGCCTGTCGGCGGATGTGGTAAGGGACCTCGGCGGCGTCGATGCGAATGTCGGCACCGCCGAGCCCGGGCATGACGCTCCAGAGCAGCTTGACGCTGCCCTTGCGCGAGCGCTCGGC